CAGAGGTGACTTAATCGCCATGATCCATCAACGCGACGCTTTGGTATCAGGCCTGAAAGAAGTCTGCACGACGAGGGCCGCCCGCATCGAGGCGCTGGAGGCGGCGCTGGGAATGATTGTCCTAAGTTCAAAAGACGGCGCGTCGATTGAAGTTGCCCGCGCAGCACTCGATCCAATCGCTCATATCGACTGGGACATTCTGGCCGAAGAACGACTTGAACAACGCCCCCGCGCCGCCCTCGCACCGGAGCAGAACAAATGATCGACGCGATTGCTGCGCTTGCCAATCGGTTCTGGCGTATTCATCCGAATGAAATCGACCTTGGAATTACGCGAGAGCAATACTATGAGCGGGAAATGCGAGCCTTGTTCGCTACTCAAGCCGCCCGCATCGAACTGTTGGAAGCGAGGCTTGATCGAGCCGTTACGCGAGGGCTTGAGCAAGTGGAGCGTATCGCCACGCTGGAGGCGGCGCTGCGGGGGATTATCCAAACCCTAGAAAGTCTCAACGACACCAAGAGGGCATCATTTTACAGGGGGGATGTCGTGAATGAACTGACTATGGCGCTAGACATCGCCCGCGCCGCCTTAGTTAACCCGGAGAAGTAACGTGAAGAAGAAAGCAGGTACGTTTGTCTGGGACGAAGTATGCGTGTGGCCCTACGCCACTCCTTACGGCATGGTCACGGCACCCAAGGTAAAGAAGCCGCGCAAGCTGCGCACTCACCGCGCCAAACCATCATGGCTCGCAGCCCCCAAGAAGGAGAAGCCCGATGTCAAACGTCCGCGACGGAGTAAGAAACAACAGCGCGTCGTCGTACTGGCGGCACCTGCGTCCCATCGGCAAACGCCTGTTCTGGAAGCGCCACCGCAAGACTTTGCGGAAGTGTTTGTCAGAGCAGCAACTCAAACTTAACCCGGAGAAGTAACATGCCCAAATACACCGTCGGTATCTGTGACGAGGTTTGGAAGTATTACAACTTCGTTATCGAGGCCGATACGTCTGATGAAGCCAATGAGAAATGCCGGTCCATGATGGACAGCGAAAACTTTGAATGGCCCGCCGAGCCTGACAACACCGACGGAAACGGCTGGGTGATTGTCTCTACCAAACTTAACCCGGAGAAGTAACTCATGAAAGACGCTATCGACAACGTGCTCGCCGACCGCAGAATATCCCACGGCGAGTATGCCGACACAGCCAGAACGGTGCAGCATCTCAAGGGCGCGATGCGCGAGGGCAACAATTGGAGTATCCTAAGCGACGTGCAGCGCGAATCGCTCGACATGATCCAGATGAAGATAGGGCGCATACTTAGCGGCGACCCCGATCATGCCGATCATTGGGATGATATTACTGGCTATGCGCGGCTGGTGGCTGCGCCGTTGCATCATAAAACCACGTCAGCCGCTATCGACAAAGCGGTCGGTGTTATCAGCACCGACGGCATGCTCACCAACACCGCGTCCGACCGTGACGCTCGTGACGCGCTGGCACGGTTGGCGCGGACCCCCAAGCTCGCGGAGGGATCATGAGCGAGTATGCCCGCTTGATTCGCTACACGCCGCACATGCCGCTGCCGAATATCCTCTCGCTGTTCTTCCCCAACCAGAATCTTCTGGTGATCGACAAGGAGCATTGGGATCGGCTTGACGACTACCAGCGCAGCCGCGTGCTGCGGACCCAAGAAAAAACATTGGAGATATACTACCCGCCCAACAAGCCACCTGTCGTTACCTCAAAAGTAAAGGAGGATGCATGAGCGATTCACTCCCATGCCCACGGTGCGGCAGGGACACGTCACCACGCTGGACAGACACGGACCAGCGGGCTCGAACGTATTTCTACAAATGCACCGGCTGCCGCAATCACTTCCGTGCCGTCAGGCTGCCGGGGTTACCCCTGCAGGTAACCAACCAGTCGGCACCGGAGAGCAGAACCTTGCCCACCATCGGCATGATGGGCTGCCCGGAGTGTGGGGCTTACGGCAAGATCAGGGTATCGCAACGCCGAGAAGACGGCTATTGGCGCAGGCATCAGTGCATGAGCCACGGCCCCTATCACACCTGCGAAACAGAAGACGGGATAAGCATCCACAAGAAAATGAAAGCTCTGCATCCAATCGATAATAACTAAGCGCACTCACCACCCACCACCATCTTACCCAACGGAGTAACTAATGAACTTTCTGGATCTCGAAGAGCAAGTCATCGACGACATCGAAGCAGGCATTGCGGTGGAGCTGGAATCCCCACCCGGTATCGGCAAGTCGGAGTTCGTCGATCAGCTTGTCGCCAAGCTATCCGCCCGCGACGGCGAGGAATGGGGCTACAGCAAGATGTTCCTCGCCACGCAGCAGCCGACCGACTTGATCGGCTACCAGTTCAAGGGCGAGCGCACATGGGACGGCGAGACGGTGGCTGTGACTGAACCTACTGTGCCGTTGTGGATGGTTACCCAGACAGGTAAGCCGACATGGGCCTACAAAAGGGGTATCATCTTCCTCGACGAGTACGGGCAGGGCGAAGCCGATACCAAGCGCGCATCTGCCGAGCTGTTGCTGAACAAGCAGATCGGACCGTGGCAGTTGGGCGGTGCAAACCGCAAAGGCTGGGGTGTCATCGCCGCGAGTAATCGCGCCAAGGACAGATCAGGCGTGACCAAGGGCTTCGACTTCGTCATCAACCGCCGCAAGCGTTATGACGTGACGCCGAGCGTCGACGCTTGGGTCGACTGGGCGACGGCGCATGAAGTTACCCCGCTAAGTATCGCCTTCGCGGTGCAGAACCCGACACTGGTGTTTGCCGACGAAGTGCCCGAGAAGCAGGGACCGTGGTGTACGCCAAGATCTTTAGTCATGCACGACCGCGTCATGAAGGTCAAGCATGAGCGGCTGGGGCATTTCCCCGACGACGCCAAGACTATCGAAAGCGCGATGGGATTGATCGGCCCGACCGCAGCGCAATACTTCGCGTTCGTGCGGCTGGAAAAGGAAATGCCGAAGTTCGAGGCTATCGTCCGCGATCCGGCAAACGCGAAGCTGCCGACCAAGCCCGACTCGCAGATGCTGGTAGTGTTCAATCTGGCGCATCGCGTTACCACAGCAACCATCAAGCCGGTCATCGAGTACATTGAGCGCATGCCGAAGGAGTTCGCGGTAACATTCGCGAAAGCTGCCTGCAAGCGTAACCACGCACTGGTGGTCGATCCCCACATGCGGGCATGGAGTGCTACCAATGCTTCGATGATGGCGGCGATCACGGCGTAATACTCTGCGGCGTGTAACTCCTGCCCGCAGAGCTAGGGGGACGACGGGCGCGCACCCCTGTCGTCCCCCGCCCATTACTTCGAGAGGTAACCTCATGACCACGAAAACACTTATCAGCCTGAACAAGCATGCCGATGGCAGGCCGTACAACATCATGCTGAACTATGACGACGCCACCGTCGAGGCAATCACTCAAGCCGCGCTCGACCTGATCCATATGCACCGTATGGCGGAAGGTGACACGCTCTCTGTCGGCACCATCGAGATAGGGAGAGATGACCGATGACCAGATACCCCAAGGGCTACAAGACCGCTCCCGGCTATTCCAAGATCGCTGTGAGTTTCCCCGATGATCTCTTCAAAGCCATCCTCAAGATGGCCAAGAAGGAAGACAAGACCTTCAACGTGATGGTGCTGGATCTGGTCCGCTGCGGCAAGCTGGATCTGGAGGAAAGCGACAAGCATGAGCCTTTACCCCAAGAAGTTACTTCGGGCCAAGCATAGCGATGCTGGCTTCGTCGTCATCGTCTACGAACAATGGAGTCCACCCATGACACTCAAGAACTGGATCGTCGATCTTCGCGTCGACTTCGACACCAAGGAGCAGGAAGAACTGATGCTGACTGCGGTGCGGACCTGCGCCAAAGAACTTCTCACCACAGCGAGACTACTCGCCGACAGACGCAAGCCCGACATCGCCATACATCATGACGATATGTTTGAAGGGAGGGATCAAGTCGATCTGTTCACGCCAGAGGAGAAAGAAGAATATGGAATACAATAAGTTTCCATTGATGGGCTTCCCCGGCGAGCACAACCGGCCTGACGGCAATGTGGTCTATCAATGCTTCTTCCCCGGTGCCCGCATCGCCTTGTGGTGGACGCAGCGGTATACGCGTTACGAACTTAATCTCTACAAGCCGCTGCCCGACGACGCACATCGAGACGACACGCTGACGGACCATCACGACAGGTATAACCATAACCAAGCGCCGATCTCCGTTCACGACGTGCTCGAAGCACAGCTTGCTATCTTCTATCTCACCCAGAAATACTTACCCGCAGGAGTAACTGATGACATCTGTAATGCCGACCAAGAAGGGCGCACTCACGCCGCCACCATCCAGCAAGCCGCAGCCATGCACGCTGACGCCGCAGCAGGAGAAGCTGTGGAGTGACACCCGCGTTGCGCTGCTGTGGCACCAGCCCGCGTTCTCGCATATTTTCTACAGTATGCTGGACAATGCCAACTCCAAGCATGTGGCGATGTTCACCCGCGATGTGCCGATAGCAGCCACCGACGGCTCTAACCTCCTGCTCAACCCGGATACGTTCTTCAAATTCAATCTGAACAAGCGCATCTTCATTGTTACCCACGAAATAATGCACTGCATCTGGGATCACTGCGGATTGATGCATCGGTTCATTCGCCGGGGCAAGGTGAGCTATCCTGACGGGACTTCATTGCCGTACGATCAAATGACCATGAACATCGCGACTGATCTGGTTATCAACGATCTCTTGATTGAGAGTAAGATCGGCGAGTTCGACAAGGACTGGCTGCACGATACGTCTATCGCGACCGGCAGGGACTCAGCTATTGACGCCTACAAGAAAGTCTTCAAGAAGAAAAAGAAAGGCGGCGGGGGTGGTGGTGATGGGGACGGACCGCCGTGCAAAGGCAGTGGCTTCGACGAGCATCTGAAGCCCGGCACGGTGCAGGGCAAGGACGCGCAGGAAGCAGCATCGGGCCGCAACGAAGTAGAGTGGACCACGCAAGTCGCTGCCGCCGCCAACGCAGCCAAGCTGCAGGGCAAGTTACCTGCGGGGTTAGAACGCCTGTTGGGAGAGATACTTGAACCCAAAGTGGACTGGAAAGACAAGATCGCTGCTCTGTTCGCTCGTAAAGTGGGCAGCGGGAGTTACGATTGGCGTCGTCCTGACCGTCGTCTTATCGTTCGCGATATCTACGCTCCCGGTCGTTCCGGATTCGGTGCCGGTACTGTTGTTATCGCTATCGATACTTCTGGTTCTATCGGCGAGCGTGAGTTGAATATGTTTTTCGCCGAGATGGCGGGGATCTTGGAGGACGTGAAGCCCAAGCGTCTTGTCGTTATGTGGTGCGACGCCAAAGTGCATCGCGTCGACGAGATCGAAGAGCCTTCTGACCTGACCGAGCTGCGTAAGAAAGGCGCACCGGGTGGCGGTGGTACCAGTTTTATTCCGGTGTTCGACGAGATGCAGAAGCTGGGCTTGGATAACGTCGATGCGCTGGTTTATCTGACTGACGGCTATGGCTCGTTTCCGAGGCAGCCGCCCGAGTATGCGGTGATCTGGGGCTGCATCAGCAATGGTGCGGTGAAGTATCCGTTCGGGGATGTAGTAGACATCCCGCTACAAGCTGCTTGAGAGGGGGTATTACTTCCCGCAACGGCGGTGGCAACCGGCGAACGTAGGCCCGCGAGGGCTAGGCGACATCAAGGCAGGGTTCTGGTCCCTCTCAAGCCGATGAGCATGCCAGTGAAACCCTGCAAGCCACCATCTTTCTTTTGCCCACGGAGTAACTCACATGGCTAACTTTTACGGCACCGTCCAAGGCGGGCGGGGCAAGGCTACGCGCTTGGGTCATAATTATCTGGACGTGACGGCCCAAAGCTACGAAGGCAGCGTCATTGTCAGGCTGTTTGAACTTGACGGTACGCAGCACGCCAGCATTCGCGTTGGTGCAGGCAGCACGGGGCAAGGCACATACAGCCTGTATAGCGGCCCCATCAAGGGGCTTTTTTCTGATCAAACTAACTTCAGGAGGTAACTAATATGACTGCCGCATTCAACAACACGACTAGCAACCACATCTGTGATAACATCCGCACGCTTTACACTCGCCGGAAGAAAGTCGGCAAGATGGTTCTCACCAACGAAGAGTACATCAAGACGTTTATTCCCTATGAGTGGCGCGAGCATGTGCGGGACATCACCCCGTTGCTGGCTGTGGACAAGCCGACCCATAAATGGGAGCTGCGGGTGAGAGACAGCGCACTCAACGCGACCCTGCACATGCGCGGACTGTATCCTGCCCCCGCGTTGCGCGATGTACGTATTCAGTCCGATGCACCAGAAGAGATCGTCACACGTATCCATCAATGGACCGAGCATGGCGGCGACGTGTCGCGTGACTTCGGCCGCGTGACTAAAGTGTTTACGTTGCTCAACGAGAAGTTTTCCCGCGTGGCTATCCGTTATTACTGGCCAACGATCCTCGCGTTGTGCAGCGAGAGCAACAAGACCAAGCATCTCGTGCAGGAGATGCAGGAGATGCGACAGCCGGTGAAACTGAAACCGTTACCTCAGGGGTTACCGCTTGCTTGCCGACAGACGGCGGAGACGATTGCAACGGCGCGATTGATTCCGTCAGACATCGACAACCAAGAAGAGCTGGCGGTGACGCTGGAAGGCTCTGTGACAATCGGCATCGTCGAAGGACAATACTACACCGAGTCGTTCGGTACGTTCTACGGCGCGTAATAAAAAGCCGGTCAGAGTCTGGACACTCTGACCGGCTTGAACTCCCACCCACAGGAGATACGCCAGCGGCGCACGCTACATATGGTATTCCGCGAATCTTCTGTCAACAGGAATTAAAACCGCAAGGAATTGCAATGAGAACCGTCGTGTTAGACTTCGAGACTTACTACGACAAGGAATACTCTTTGCGGAAAATGACGCCGGTCGAATATATCCTCGACCCGCGCTTTGAAACCATCATGTGCGCCGTCAAAGAAATCGGCGAGAATGTCGCCGACCGGACAGACATAATAGACGGTCCGTACTTTAATGACTGGCTGAAAACGGCGGAACTGGAGAAATGTTGCGTCGTTTCCCATAACGCGCTGTTCGATATGAGCATCTTGGCGTGGCGCTATGGCGTGCGCCCGCGCCTGATGGTGGACACGCTAGGGGTAAGTCGCGCGCTTCTGGCCCACCAACTAAGAAGTCTTTCGCTCGCCAAGGTGGCGGAACATCTGGGGCTGGGCTTCAAGGGCCACGAGATCACAAATGTCATTGGCATGACACGGACGGAGATCATCCGCTCTGGACGTTGGGATGGTTTCTGCGACTACGCCAAGAACGATGCTGATCTATGTGCCGGGATCTACGACAAGTTAGTACGTTCCGGTCTCTTCCCGGTGCGGGAGATCGCCGTCATGGACATGGTGCTGCGCTGCGCCACCGAGCCCAAACTGTTTCTCGATCAACAAGCCATCGCCACCCATCTAGGAGAGGTGCAGCAGAAGAAGCTGGAGATGCTGGCGAGTGCCATGCTGTGCGGCGCGCAGAACGGCAAGAAAGACTTGATGTCGAATGAACGCTTCGCGGAGATCCTTCGCTCTCTTGGCGTCGAGCCGCCGAAGAAAATATCTCCCGCCACGGGGCTGTGGACCTACGCCTTCGCCAAGACCGACAAGGACTTCATCGCACTGGAAGAACACCCCGACCCCATGGTGCAAGTGTTAGTCACCGCACGCACCGGCCACAAGAGCACACTGGAAGAGAGCCGTTCTCAACGGCTCTTGAACATCGCCAATCTTACTTGGCTGGGTAACTCGCAGCAGCGCATGCCGATCCCCCTCAGATACGCTGGCGCACATACCGGGAGACTTAGCGGCGACTGGAAGCTGAACATGCAGAACCTCCCAAGAGGGGGCAATCTGCGTCGCGCACTCATCGCACCACCGGGCCACACCATCGTCACGGCCGACGCCGCGCAAATCGAAGCGCGCATCGTCGCTTGGATCTGCGGGCAATGGGATCTGGTCGAGGACTTTGCCGCAGGCATCGATGTCTATGCCAAATTCGCATCGGAGATTTTCAGTTACCCCGTAAGTAAGTCGACGCACCCCAAAGAAAGATTCATCGGCAAGACTTCGATATTGGGTCTGGGTTATCAGGTCGGCGGCAACAAATTCCAGAACACCATCGAGGTGCAGAGCAAACTGCAGCTCGGGCAGAAGATCGATATGACGCTGGATCAGGCGTGCATCGTCGTCGATCTCTATCGCGGCAAATACCAAGAGATTTCATCGACGTGGAAGCGGCTGCAGAACAATCTGCCGGTGTTGACGGGTCGTACCCCCTACGGGTTTGTGCTTGGTCCCTGCGTGTTTGAGAAGTACGCCGTCAAGTTACCCAACGGGTTACGGCTGTATTATCAGGATCTGATTTATCGCAGCAACGCGGACGGCAACTCCGAGTGGATGTTCACCTACGGCTTCGAGCCCAAGAAGCTCTACGGCGGCAAGCTGTTGGAGAACATAGTACAAGCGCTGGCGCGCATTATCACGATGGACACGGCGTTGCGCATCCAGAAGTATTTCCCACTGGCCATGCAGGTACACGATGAACTCGTGTACGTGGTGCCGGACGAGCAGGTAGCGAATCTTAAGGCGCTGCTGAAACAGGAAATGTGTCGTCCCCCGTCATGGGCACCCGAGCTGCCGCTGGCTGCGGACATTGGCGTGGGGAAAACCTACGGCGACACAAAATAGTCCTTGCTAAAAAGTAACCTTCGCGTAACCTTCGGAAGTAAAGGGTGTTCACCGCAAAGCGCCGCATCACCTAAAAATGGCGCTTCGCGGTGCATTCCGCACCATCCTCTGATCAGGAGAATTTATATGAAGCGACTGCTATTAGCGACCACGGCCTTACTTGCCTTTGCGGGGGCGGCGAGGGCTGACATTGTTCTCGATACCACCGGCCAAGGCGGCACCGGCAACAACGTTATTTTCAGCAGCATTGCCAGCAGCCAACTTATCCTTGGCAAGTTGAATGGACAGAACGACGAGGTCGTTCGTTTCTTCGACGTGTCTGCCAGTCAGGGTTTTTCCGGCTCTGCCAACGGCAACGATATCAAGATCGTTAACACGCGTGATCTAGACATCACGGTGTTCAATTCGACCAACACCACGCAGCTCGGCGTCACACGGGATATTTTCTCCCTGAAAGGCGACGGCGAGGTGTTCTTCCGCGTCACCGCGCTGGAAGCGGACGGCACGTTCAAGACCTTCAACTACACCAACCTTGCAGGAGGTGTCGCAGGGCTTGGGGGTGGCGGCTACGATCTCGGCAACGGGCAGTCCGGCTTCGACTTCAAGGCCATTAATGGTGAGGCGATCTGGGATCTGGATCTGTTCGTTTCCGCAGGCGGCCACATCACCGATTTCGAGCATTACCGCATTGACGTAACGCCGTCCGTAGCGGCGGTACCGGAATTAAGCACATGGGTGATGATGATCCTCGGATTCTTCGGCGTCGGTGGCTTGGCGTTGCGCAAGCGTCGTAACGAAGATCAAGCGTTTCGTTTAGTGTAACAGCTTCCCCATAGTTAAAGCACTGAACGGAAGGGACCAGCATGCCATCGTGGATACCAACTATGGTGGCATGCTGCCTCGCCGCCTTCATCATCGGGTGGATCGCCGGATGGATATGGGATGAATGGACGGAGAAAAATAAGTGAAGAAGATATTATTTGCTTTGTTGTTACTGACGACCCCCGCCCACGCCGCGCTAGTGCCAAACAACGGCGGCGTTATTGTCTACGGCGATTTCGAACATTCCAGCTTCGGTGGATACATTCAAGCGTATTTCTCTTACAGCTTTACCGGCGGCGTGTTTGATCATTACTATAATGTCACCGACCCATTGAACCTGCCGGGACAGATTGTGATCGGCGTCGACATAAACGGGCGAAGGCAGTTAACATCGATTGGCTGCAACGCGTTCGACGCCCACTGCGGCAGGAACAACGTATACAATCCGACAGTCACCATTTTCGGGATGGGCGACGAAGGCTTCATCAGCATCTCAAGTTTCGTGAACGTGATAGGAGCTACACCGGTAGAACTAAGCCTGTTCATTAATCTGCCAACCGGCTTCTCGTTCACGGCACCCCAGATTGCCGCAGTGCCGGAAGTATCTACTTGGATTATGATGCTGCTGGGGTTCGCGGGCATCGCGGCTATGGGGGCGCGAAAAGTTACTTCAAGAAGTAACATGAATGGTTGACGACGAGACCATGAAGCTAGGTATCGTATTCCAACTACCCCCGAAGATGGGCGACCTTTTGGGGCTGCTGCTGGCTATGCCGACGGTCACCAACAAGATGATCCGGCAGCGCGTTACACCCAAGCCAAAAGCCGCTATATTCCGTCTGCGGCAGCTCCTGCCGGGAGTCGAGATACATTCACGGCGCTATGTAGGCTACTGGATCGAAGACAAGGACAAGGCCCGCATCCGTGCCGCCGTGACAGCAAAGATGGAGAACGTATAATGAGGCAGGCTTATCACTCTGCTGGATACAGAGCCTACGATCTGACCGAATGCAAGATCCATCGCCTCGTTGACAAGGAAACCGGCAAAGTGCGGTTTGTTCTTTGCTATCCCAAGAAATGGGAAGCAGATGAAGGATTACCGCGAATGCAATCTGCTAACGGCAAAATGACTGGACGCGCCTATGACGTTCGGGAGTGGCAAGAAGTCGAGTTGGAGATCGTCGAAGACGGTTACCCGCATAACTTCCGGGAGGGCGACGACGATGAGGCTCCAGTTACTTCAGAGGTAAAGCTAAGGAGGAAGTAATGGAATACGGAACGGCCGTCGGGATCGCGGCAGACGAGTTCACCGATATCTGGGTTATGGAAGCCCCGGATCGTCCGGGTCGCCCCTCCCTGCGGGTTCGCCTTAGCGACAAATCCGATAACCCTGACAAGCCTGTCTATGTGCTCCTGCCGCCATTGAACGCGAAAGAGGGGTTTCCGGGGACAACCCCGGTAGTGCTCACGGAAGAAGAGATAGCGGCAGAGCGCTTGGAGTGGATAGCATCGTTGCGCGCGGCACGAGAAGAATTGCTGAAATGACCCGGATCTTGATGGCCGAAACCAAACGCCATGAAGACAGCATCGAAGTGTTCGATGCGATGATACGAGAGACTTACGACAACATCCAGCTTGTGGTCCCTAGCCATCATCTTGTTTTCAAGCAGCATGGCGAGCCGCCGCAGGAAGCCCCCAGCGCGGACTATTTGATTTTCAATCACGAGATAGCGCGTAAGGTATGGGGCGGGAAGTGGCGTGAAGTGTTAACAGCTCTGGCGTTAGAGCCAACAGAAACGCGGGACGCGCTGCTGTATCGGCTGTATTACGGACGGGAGAAGAAATGAGCATCGTTACATCGTTCGACGGCGGTACCTATAAGCCCAAGCCGAAACCGTTTTCTTGGAGCTACTCAAAACTCAAGAATTTCGAGGCCTGCCCCAAGCGACACTACAACGTGGATATTATTAAATCCTTCAAAGAGGAAGAAGGCGAGGCGCTGCAGTGGGGCAACGCGGTCCACAAAGCGCTGGCGGCACGATGCGGACCCAGCGAGGTAGCGCTGCCCAAGCATATGTCTGGTTACGAGAAGTGGTGCGCAAGAGTTACCTCGCCGGGTAACGACCCCGGCACCCCTACAATTCTGGTCGAGCAGCAACTCGCCATCGACGAGGACTTTGGACCTACCAAGTGGTTCGACAGCGACGCCAAGAAAGCAGGCTTGGCACTGCCATGGTATCGCGGCATCGCCGACGTGCTTAAATTCAACAGCATTGGGACTGCCGCGCTGGCGATAGACTGGAAGACCGGCAAGATCATCGACGATGCACCGCAGCTAGCTTTATTGGCGGCATGCATCTTCGCCCATCACCCCAAGGTTCAAAAGGTGCGAAGTGAGTTCATCTGGCTCAAGGAAGACGCAAGCACGCGCCAAGACCTCGCGCGTGCCGAGATGGCTCCCATCTGGAGCGGACTCTGGCCCCGAATTGAGAATCTCAAGCACGCTTATGAAACACTTGATTACCCAGCCAAGCCGGGATTCCTCTGCCGACGATATTGTCCAGTTACAAGCTGCCCACACCACGGCGAAGAATAACGGCGACGAGCGGGAAGCTCGTCGTATCCAGACGTTGATGGAGCAGGCAGCCGGTCGCGCCTCTATTGAGGCGGGCAGGCGAAACAAGATTGTTTTGGACGGCAAGGAAGAACTGCAACGGCGCTTTGGCAAGCAAGCAATCTTGGCGGCATCGTGGGAGTTTCGTGAAGACCCCAATAGTTATTGGGTCGATGTACTCATACAGCCCGCCGACGGCAGCGAGCCGATGTGCTTCACTGAACACCTTGAAGAGTTTCCCAGCGACGAGTGCATAACGAACATAGCGTTGGTTACATGACCCCAGAGGGTAAAGTTAAAGCCGCCATCAACAAAGTGCTGGCGTGTTACCCCGAGAGTTACGTGTTCATGAGCGTGCCGTTCGGGTACGGCCCAAGCACGCTGGACTATCTGGTCTGTCACTACGGACGTTTTATTTCGATTGAAGCCAAGGCTCCCGGCCAGTCACTAACAACGCGGCAAGGACAGATCGCCGGACTAATCATGCACGCTGGTGGCACCCACGTCACCATCGACAGCGCTGACAAGTGCCATCTACTAAGAGTCCTTCTGGAACAGGTGAAACAACATGCTACCAGTCAAAGTCAGCCCCAAGCACAAGATGGTGGGGGTGCCGCATGCGGAACAGATCCAAAACCTTTTCCCAACCGCGACGAGTATATCGCACGCTGGTGGGCCGCACATTCTGCTGCCGCATCGCCCGACCGAGACGTATTTGTTAAGAAAGCTAGGGTACGACGTACCAAGCCCGATCCTGACGCACTATAACTGGTGCGGCGGCAAGCCGTTTGTCTCGCAGAGATCCACGGCAGCGATGCTTAGTTTAGAGCAGCGCGCGTATGTCCTCAACGGCATGGGCACCGGCAAGACCAAGGCGGCGCTGTGGGCGTTCGATTACCTCCGAAGTAACAACATCTGCGGCAAGATGCTGGTTAGCGCGCCTTTATCAACGCTCTCGTTTACGTGGGCGAAGGAGATCTTCAACACCGTGCCGCAATACAAATGCGCGATACTGCACGGCACCAAGGCAAAGCGACTGGAGTTATTGGCCGACCCCGATATTGATATTTTTATTATCAACCACGACGGCCATAAAGTTATCCTTGGCGAGCTGATGGCCCGCAAAGATATTAACGTATTGGTCATCGACGAACTGGCTGTGTTCCGTAACGGACAATCTTCTCGCCACAAGACCATGAAGCGCTTGGCTGATCGCATGGAGTGGGTGTGGGGCATGACGGGCAGTCCGATCCCGACCTCGCCGACAGATGCATGGGCGCAGGCCAGACTGGTCACGCCCGGCACCGTACCGAAGTTCTTCTCGCGATTCCGCGAGGATCTGATGCTCAAATCCGGCCCCTTCAAATGGCTGCCCAAGACTGACGCTGTGGATAAAGCATTCAATGCCATGCAGCCGTCGGTACGATTTACTTTGGATGACGTGGTTGAGCTGCCTGAACTGATCGAGCGCTACGTCGACGTGGAGATGGGAGTCCAACAAGAGAAGATCTATCGCGCACTCATGGCGCAATGTTATGCCGCTGTTCAAAGCCACGAGATCACGGCTGCCAATGCAGGCGCGGTGATGATGAAGCTCTTACAAGTATCCACCGGCTGGGTGTACTCAAAGACGCGCGACGTGGTCTCACTGGATAACAACAACCGCATTCAGGCATTGATGGACGCCATCGAGAGCACTGATCGCAAGGTTCTGGTGTTTGCGCCATTCAAGCATGCACTGGGCGGAATATCTGAAGCGCTTACTTCGGAAGGTTACGAGCATGCTGTTATCGATGGCGATACACCTGCGACGGAACGCGCGAGAATTTTCAGTTTGTTTCAGAATACTGATAAGTACCGTATTATTCTTGCTCATCCTCAATGTCTTGCTCACGGTATTACGCTTACTGCGGCTGACACTGTCATATGGTTTGCTCCCGTCATGTCTCTGGAAATCTACGATCAAGCTAACCATCGTATACGCCGCGTTGGTCAAGCGCATAAACAGTTGATCCTTCATTTGCAGAGCACGCCGGTCGAACGAAAAATTTACAAGATGCTGCAGAATAAACAGAAAATTCAGGATCAGCTTCTTAAACTGTTCGAAGAGGATACTGATTTAAATCCGCAGAGCTAGCCATGAGCAACGTATTCCCTTGGCCGCACGCCCGCCGCACCGATCCGCAGACATCGAAAGACACAGCGGCCCGCATCGATATTTCTGCACAGGCATGGAGGGTCTTACAGGCTTATAAAACCGGCCGCGCGCTGTTGGACCACGATGCCTACAAGCTGGTGGGCATTGCGGAAGAAAACCAGAAGCGTTTCGCCCATCAACGATGTTCCGATCTGCGTGCCAATGGACTGATCGAGCGAACCGGCGACAGAGGCGTTACCCCGTCGGGTAACACTGGATACCTTTGTCGCATCACACAGGAGGGCAAGAATTTCATAGCCAGTGGCGGCAAGAGCATCCTACCACCCACCCCGACTGCAGGAGGAAAAATGCCCGTGGATATTTCGAAGCGTGTCGCACAATACGTGCAGATGCGTGACTTGATCAAAGTCAAGGAGACCGAATTTAAAGAGATGTTGGCACCGTACAAAAAGGCCCTTGAAGGTCTCAACACAGTGCTGCTAAACCATCTCAACGATATCGGCGGCAACAGCCTGAATACCGATGCTGGAACGGTATACCGTACCGAGAAGAAATCTGCCTCACTCGCCGACCCTGCCGCCTTTATGGACTACGTGATTACCAATACTGCTTTCGATCTGATTGATCGAAAGGCCAACGTCACTGCCGTAACCGAGTTCGTCAAAGAAAACGGCACGCCCCCACCCGGCGTGAATTTCTCGTCTGCGTACGTCGTCGGCGTGCGTCGACCCAAACAGGAGAAGGATGACAATGACTAAGATGATCTCCAATAATCTGGGCGCGCTTTCTTCCGTGTTCGGCAACGAGCCGGAAGACGATAGCCTTGGTGCTGGCATCACCACCGGCTATCCAATCTTGCGTATCAAGGGCAAGGTATGGGCCATTACTCGTGGGGGTAACGATCCCTTCGTGTTGATGCGCCCCGATGGCGACGGTCCGCGCAACTCCATCGAGGTAGTTATCCTTGATGCGTCGAGTCACGTCTCGAAGGTCTGGTACGAGAACGGTTACGTCGAAGGCGCGACCGATGCGCCGGATTGCTTCTCGCCCAACGGGATTATTCCCGATGCGTCGTCGGCCAAGAAGCAGAACAACACTTGTAACGGCTGCCCCCAGAACGCATGGGGTTCCAAGATTACCCCGGCGGGTAAACAGGCGAAGGCTTGCACTGACTCAAAGCGTCTCGCGGTCGTCCCGCTCGGGGATATCCGCAATGAAGCATTCGGCGGGCCAATGCTGTTGCGAGTGCCGGGAGCGTCGCTGGCGGCAATCAAGAACTACAGCATGCAACTGAAGGCCCTCGGGCATAAGTTCTATACTGTCGGTACAAGGTTGTCGTTCGATGCGAACGAAGCCTATCCCAAACTGGTGCTGGAGCCGATTGGGAGTCTTAATGACGATCAGGCGCATGCCGTCGTTGAAATGCGCGAGTCGCCTGTGGTGCAGGCGATCCTCGCGGAGGGCAGCGATGTGGCGCAAGAGCCCGAGACTGTTGCCCCCGTAGCTACTGTTACCCCTGTTACTCCAAAAGTAACCGCTGCTGCGGCAGCCAAACCTAAACCCGTCGCTCCTGCGGTCCAAAGCAACGGGTTCGGTGGGCCTGCACCTGCGAAACCTGCTTCGGTTCGCCCCAAGGCGGTAGAGCAGGTCCGGCCCACGGCCCCGCCGTCGCAACCTCTTGTTAGCCCCCAAGCCCCTCAGGAGGAAGCGGCGGCGGTGGACGGCAGCTTTGAAGATTCTCTGGACGCTCAAATCGACAATCTGTTGCCGGGAGCAGCGTAAGAATAAAGGGGGGCGGCAAACCGCCCCCCTCCCCTTCCACCCACATGGAAGCCAAAAATGCAATCCGCTCAAGAGTATCTGGCCAAGGTCTTACCTTGGCCGCAGGACGGTGACGACCCCGCCTATATCAACATCCATTGGTCGCAGGACAAACTCAACCAGTACGGTAAGCCGTTCTGGTCCGGCCGCGCGGTTCGTAGCGTCAAGGAAGCAACCTCCACCGTGCAGTGGGCGTTGTCGCTTGCCGACGTAAAAGACATCTATGTCTGCATGTCCTCGCAGCGCGAGGCGACACCGAAAACATCTAAAGCAGGGCACGGTTATCTGCTGCCGGTTCGTTCGCAGGCTAATGCTGTCGCGTTCAAAAGCCTGTTCATGGATCTGGACGCCAAGGGGAAAGATAAAGACAGCTATGACACACTGGCGGAAGCGCTCACGGCATTCACAGACTTTATCGCAGTGGTGGGCCTGCCTAACCCCAATGTCATCGTCAAGACAGGGGGAGGATTCCATGTTTACTGGACGCTCGACCGCGCACTCAGCCGCGACGAATGGCAGCCCCTTGCAAATGCCCTTGCCGCAGCGGCGAGGGCGCATGGTCTTAAAGCTGACACCGGCTGTACTATTGATGCTGCTCGTATTCTTCGCATACCGGGCACTGTCAACCGGAAGCTGGCTGTGGGTCGGCCTGTTATTCTTGCTGGTGGTCGCACTGGCGGGGACTACTCTGTGGTGCGACTGGAAACGGCATTACAGCCGTACAAAGGAGTTACTCCGAAAGTAACGCCAGCTACCCCATCGTGGGTAGACGAGTGGAGCAAGGTGTTATCCCGCCTGCCACCCATCGTCGAAGACGATGCCCTGTCGGCCGGTATCGAGGACGACAAAGGCCCGCCGATAGTTATCAACGACGTGGCGCGCGAATGCCCCTTTATCAGTGAGGCGGTTACCACCGGAGGTAAGGATTTCGCCAATCCACTATGGAATCTGACCACGTTTATTTCGACGTTCACGGAAGGCGGGCGTGCCGACGCGCACGCCATGGCTATGGGGCATGCCGATTATGACAAAGACACCACCGACGAACTCTACGACCGTAAGGAGCGCGAGCGCGCGAGCAAGGGCCTTGGCTGGCCTGCGTGCAGAACGATCAATGCTTCGGGATTTGGGGGCTGTCAGGGCTGTGTACACCTTGCGGCAAATAGATCGCCTCTCAACTTTGCCGCAACTCAGCTTGTTACGACGGTTTCAGCTACGCCAAATGCGGCCCAAGGTAGTTCAGCAACTACCGATCTCCCTGTCGGCTACTCTCGCCGCGCAGACGGCGTTATCTGCCAGATCCTCGTCAACGAAGACGGCACGCAAAGTCACGAGCCGATCTGCAGCTACGCGATGACGACGCCGTCTATCCAAGTCTATCCAGTCTATACGCTCAACTTCTCCACGATTACCGAAAGCGGAAGAACCTCACAAATCACGGCACCAACGGGCGAGCTATCGTCCAAGGACTCGATGCGTAGATGCCTGCTCCGACAAGGTGTAGCGTTGAAGGAGAACGAGTCGAAAAAGGTGATGGAGTTCTTCATGTCGTGGATCGAAAAGCTGCAGCGGACAAAGTCCATGGTGGTCAGCAGCTCGCCCTACGGATGGAGCACAAACTCCAAATCTGAAGTCGAAGGTTTTGTTTTTGGCGGCAGCATGTGGATGCCGACCGGAGACCGCGCTGCTGCTCTTTCTGATCCTGTATTGGGGCGCAGATACAAGCCGACCGGAGCACTAGAGCCTTGGGTGGCGGCAGCAAAACTGATCACCGACCAGAAGCGCCCCGCGCTGGATGCGATATTAGCCAGCGCGTTTGCCGCGCCCTTAATAAAGTTCTGTCACGAGCCGGGCGTGCTCATGAGCACTTACTCGACCAAGTCAGGCATTGGTAAAACATCCACGATGAAGATCGCCCAAGCTGTATGGGGTCATCCCAAGAGGGCGATGCAGGGGCTGGACGATACGCAAAATGGCGTGTTCTTCAAAATCGGCCAGCTTCAGAACATCCCGATGTTCTGGGACGAGCTAAAGACCGAAGCGGAACACAAGCAGTTCGTGAAGATCGCGTTCGGATTAACAAAAGAAAAAGAAAAGGAGCGCATGACGCAGCACGCCACGATGCGCGAGAGTGGTTCGTGGCAGACGCTTCTAGTGAGCGCTTCCAACGACAGCATAATGAATTTCGTAGTTCAGCAGACTAAGCAGACGGCAGCCGGAATCTACCGTGTGTTCGAATACGAGGTGCCTGCTGCCGCCAACAGCATCGGGCAGATTGACCAAGCCGACGCTTCCCGTATCATCGGTAGGCTCGACGACAATTACGGCCACATAGGGCTTGAGTATGCTCGTTACCTCGGAAGTAATCATGCCTCTATAGAAAAGGACGTTGAAGCGTTTTACAAGGCCATCGGCAATGAAATTAATACGCTGAATGAAGAGCGCTATTGGCGCGTCATGCTGGCTTGTCTCCTCAAGGGTGCGGAGTACGCCAACAAGCTGGGCTTTACTAATATCGACGGTTTCGCCCTGAAGAAATTCCTGTTCAAGGTCATCGACGATTTGCGCGACGAGCGGGACGCCCAGCCGGTGGATCTTGGACAGGCGATCAATGTTTCCAACGTACTAGCGCAGTTCCTCAACGACATGCGCTCCCGGCATACGCTGCGCACCAACCGTATTCATATCGGGCGCGGCAAGCCTTCCAAGGGCTCGATCATGATCAAGACCCTTAGCCCAGACAGGTTAGAGGCAATAAGAGTTCACGTCGGCGAGGACGACAAGATGCTACGGATCAGCAAGACTTTCATGACTGATTGGCTTTTAAAAAACGGCTACTCGCCGCACGCCATCATGAAAGCGATGACTGTCGAGTTCGGTTCGCAGTCGCTGCAGGGACGGATGTGCGGCGGCACCGAGTTCTCCGGATCGACTGAGTACCTGCTTGAGATCGACCTGACCAAGAACAACCACACCAATTTTATCGACGAGGCGTGAGATGAACTTCCGCGAACGCCATGACATGAAATACATCATCGGCATTGCCGCCGCGCTAGTGCTCGTGGGGTTGCTTTATTACGTCCTGACGTAGGAGGTAACATGCCGGATAAATATTTGAAGATGCGCGACAAGTTCGCCAAGAAGATGCCGATGGCGGCGGCAAAGACCAAGGCCGCTAGGTTGTTCAACAGCCAGCGTTCCAAGGGCACTGCGCCGGTTTTGAGCCGTGGCAAGAATGCTCACGGCAAGAAAGGGAAATAACCATGGCAGTTATAACTGCGACGTTCGACGCGGGCGCTCCAATCACCAATGTTGTCAGTATTGGAAACGTACAGCCGCTTGTTCTGCTTATGCCGAACGATTGGACACCGCCCGCCAATCTGAAGTGCCTCTATTCCTATGACAGCACGAACTGGTACCAGCTTTATCATAGCGGCAAGGAGTGGGTGGCTCCCTGCGTCCCCAATAGTGCGTGGGTGCTGGACGTGAACTTATGGCCCAAAGCCAGCTTCATCAGGCTGGTGTCTGTTTTTGGCGGCGAGCCGATAAACCAAGAAGCAGAACGCGTGTTCCAGATCGTGACGAACTAGGGGAGAGAAACAATGCAAATCAGATCAGGTCCACATTTTGCTGCAGGAGCTAGCGTCTCCGACGTAATGGCGCTCGATACCCTGTCGCCTAACGTGATCATCACGCCTGCGAATTGGACAACGCCAGCAAATGTCCGAATGCTTTATTCGCCCGACAACGCAAATTTCTATCCGCTGTACACTGCGAACAGGCGGTGGGAAATGCTCTGCATTCCGAACTCGGCGATAAAAATGATCATGACGGACTGGCCGACCTACAGCTTTTTCAAATTCGAGTCGTTCTTCGGCGACCGTCCCATAGTACAGACCGAGGAGCGCTGGTTTCAGGTCGTGGCGAGCTAGGGGCGGGTAGTACCCTTCTTGCGCTCCCAGCCGCGATTCTGTTTCTTGGACTGGACGCCCAGATTACTTCTGGCGTTACTACCGCCTGAGATAACCGACTTCTTGTGGGCGACATCTTTCCCGGCGATTGCCGCCGCCCCCAGATCTTTGCGCATAATAGCCCTTGCTTGGTTCTGCTGGGCGCGGTTTTTAATAATTTCCGGTCGCGAATTGTATCCGCGATCCATCTTCTTGATCTGCGCAATTGTACGATGACTGGATGGATCGCGGATACCCTTTACCATTGTTACCCCCAAAGGTTACTCGTCACGCCATGACCGGCGCTTCTTGGCTTTTGTTTTGGCTTTCTTGGCGAATTTCTTGGCGGCTTTCTTGACTACTGCCGCTACCTTCTTCTTGGCTTTCTTCTTGACGGTTTGCTTCTTTGGAGTGCCACGGGGCATATCGTCTTCCTCTTGTTGCTCGGAATCTTCCTGATCCCGCGCAACATTATTATCATCTGATTCGTCGTCTGTCCCGTCTTCAGACTCTTCTTCCCCGTTGACCGCCGCGACGAACGCGTCGGCGTCTTCCTGATTGACGAACTGGGCACGCATCACGCCCTTAACATCGAGTATGACGTACGGCGTCTGCGGGTTCATCGCGTCGTGGATCACGCTGACCGGCGTGTCTTCCATCTCAAAAACTTTCGGCATTAAGTCCCTCCGGAGTTGATCTCTATGATGGCACGCTGTGCCTCTTCCAGAGTAGCAAACCGGTCTCGTTTATCGCCATAGCTATCGACGATGACGTACGGCAAATCCGTATCTACTTCGACGGTCACCGTTACCGGTCTTCGTTCGAGCGGGACATAGACCATCGATACCTCACTTGTTGGCCGGGGGTACGAACACCCCCTCGACCCAGTGCCCGGCACGGTCGCGCTGGGCACCGGTTGCGTATTGCGACTCGTCGCTGAACGTCGGGTGGTTGGGCTTCTTAAACCGGTCCTTCCAGTGACCCGTCTCGGGGTCTTTAGTGCCGCCGGTCTTGTAGGCCCCACGCAGATCGTAGTCGTAGCCTGAGTCATTGGGTGCGTTCTTTTTCTTCCAGCCCGCATAGCCCTTCTCTTCGTCAGGGCTAAGGGGGGTGTTGTAGTCGTCGCCCACCAGTCCGCCCTCGGCGAACTTCTGCGCGTTGCGGCGCGTCGGCAGGCCCACTTTTTTGTAGCTCATTTCTTGCCCTTCTTCTTTCCGAACGGCACGAAGCCGCCCTTCTTGAACGCAGGACGACCCACGCCAGCGCCCTTGCCTGAAGCCTTGTCCACATCGGCATTGCTCACGCCGCGTGCGCCGGGGCCGCTTGACTTCATCTTCTTGGGAAACGGATTGCCTTTGGCCATTGTCAGCTCCTATGGGTTGAACACGCTTTCAGCTTGGTCTTGGATCGCTTTATTGCGCTTGGTGGTGGTCACGCCGTGCTTGGTCTTGGCTTTCTCGCTCTCGCGCCGCCGCGCTGCAGCGGAGAGGTCGCTCTGGGTAATCTGCTGGTTCTTGGGGTGGTCTTCGTTGAACGACTGCACCGCCCGCTGCGCCTTGACCTTGTCAGGCCCGGTCGCGGCCAGCCACGCGTTGACCATTGCGCTCCTGTCGGCGCTGGCCTGCTTGCTCTCGCGGGCAACCGTGCCGACCAGCGCGCCGTGCTCCGCCACGGCGGAAGGCGTGAAGCCCATCGCCCGGACAAAAGTCTGCCACGGCGTGAACTGCGCCTGCTTCTCCTTGCCGCTGTCGCCGGTCTTCGGGCCGGTCGCGCCAACAACAGCCTTGGTAATATCGCCAACCGTTCGAAGGGGAGAAGCCTTCTCGATGGCCGTGGCAAAATCGCCCTTGAACGCGGCCTGCGCCGCCTTGACCTGATCCAGCAGGAAGCCGACCGGCGCACCTGCCATGGTGTCAAAGAGAAAGCTCTTGAGGTCAGTGTCCTTATTGCTTTTCGGTGCCCCGAACGTAAAGGGGCTGTCGAGCCCCAAGCGTCCCGACGCCTCGATGCCGATCCCGCGATAGAGCCCGCGCGAGATGATCTCGCCGCCTTTCTGGCCCGCCACCCGCGCCGCCAGTTGGCGTACCGCATAGTCGTAATCGTCCGGCGTGAATCCGGTCAACCCGACCGCATTGGCAACGACCAATGCCGCCTTGAACGGCTCCGTCGGCAGGCCCAGCGCGCCAGCTACCAGCCCGTGGGTCACCATCAGCCCGGCGAACTGCTTCATGGCCTGCGGGTCGCCCTTGAGCGCGCCGCCGATAATGTTACCCAGCAGGTAATAAGTCTTGTGGCCGAACTTCTTGAACTGCAGCGCCACCCGCCCGAGCGGCGAGTTAAAGATGGGCGCGGCGTTCCAGCTCGAATAGTCGCCCATGGTCTCGTGGGCAGTCGTATAGGCGTAGTGCATCGCGGCTTCGTGGTTGCCGCCGTTCTTCTTGTATTCGAGGTTATACGCCGTCAGTCCCGTGACCGTACGGTTGATCGCCTCGATGGCAGAGCCAACTTGGTTTGCCATAAGGTCCGCGCGGTCCAGAGCCCGACCCGCAATGTTAGAATCAGGAGCTGCATACTTGCCGACTTCAAAGATGGCGCTATTGGCATAGAGATTCCTCGCTGCCATGTAGTCGATTACGTCCTGCATCCGCGACGCCTTGTCAGCGCCGAGGATCTTGGACTTGCCGATGGTGTCCTTGAACAGCTTCACGTAGTCAGTGAAGCCGGTGTTGTCGGTGAAAGCACGCGCGGTGTCTTTCAGTCCCGCCATCACGCCCGCGCGCCCGCCAATAAAATTGTAGGAATCGGTGAGCTGGCGTAACGTAGCAGTGAAGCCGTGCCGCCCCCCGATCACCGGCAGCGACGTTGTCCACGGCTCATGCGCGTTGATAATATGAAAACTTGGACCCGCCAGCCGGGAAAGCCGCGACATCTGGAGCAACCGGGTCGTAACGCCGGTTTTATGTTCTTCCGCAACCTGCGCGGACCGGCCATAAATCCGATCTACGAACTCCTTGTATATCTCGTCGCGGCGAATGCTATTGTTATCATCTCTGTGGGCCTCTTTATACTCGCGCATTTCGGCAAAGATCTTGTCGATCTTTGGCCGGTGCTGCAGCATCGCTAGATGGTTCGCGGTCATCCTTGCGTAGTCGGCCGTGACCCGTCCAAGGTCGCGCGACATGCCCGCGACGTTGCGGCGCTGCCTCATGGAGTTTTTGATAGACGTGGTGCCACTTAGCCCAAGGGTTAAGTCGTGGAACATCTCCCGCATCGCCGCCTTCTGGGTCTCGTCGGCGTCGATGTAGCGTTGTTGTTTTTCCAACGAGCGCAGGATGGTCCCCATCGCCCCCTGAATGTTGCGGGCGTTGGTGTAGGCGTCGTCCCGCGCGTGAGTAGCGGCCCCGACCAGTCCTGCGTCCTTCAGTGCGGCTTTATTGTTTTCGGCTTCGGCCCGCGTCGCATGCATCTCGGTGTGCTGCGTCTGCATCGACACCCTGTAAGCAGGGATCGCGTTGGGCTGTTCCTTCTCTATGATTTCCGAAGGGTTAGTCTTGTCTACCCAGACTTTGCGAATCTGGGCCGGGGTAAGTTTATTGCCCTGCGGGGTGTGCGAGTTACTTCGCAGGTAACCCTTCACGGCAGCCCGAGCCCGCGAGTCGCCGTAGTCGGTGCCGTTCTTGGGGCTGGGGTCCACAAACTGCAAAGTATTATCGTTGATCTTGGTAGCGTTCGCAGGGACGCTTAACTCGTGATTAGCGGTTGAAACGAACTCGCCAAACCGCCTGAACGGCACGTAGGTGCCCTGTCGGCGCTTGAGTTCTTTCACTTGGTCAAGCGCCCGCACCAATGCGCTGTCTTTGTAGGTCGCCCGGTCGGCGTCGTTCAGCCCCTCATTGTGGATGCGCTCCGCCATCGCGGGGTCGTGGATGTTGGCTTCGGCGAGGATGTTATTGATGGTTTCCCGTGAAACGGCGTTATGGACATCCCGGTAGGACTTGGCGGCGTCCTGCAGCACTTTACGGACAGGATTAATCGCCGGGTCGTTCCACGCTTTCTGAAGCCGGGCGATCTCGTTCTTGGCTTGGATGCCCATCAGCTTGTCTTTGCCAAGATGGTCGTTGGAGCCATCGAGGTTCACATCGTGAAGCGACGCGTCGAAGATCACGTCCTTAGCCTTGGCCATCGCCTCTGGATGCTCGCGCTCGGCACGGGCAATGGCTTCCGCCGACTCCAGCCCGCCGTACTTCTTCAAGATCAAGTCCTTGGAGTGCTCCTGCTTGGCGCGCTCTTCAAACAGCCTGTGAAGCGGGTTGGACGGGCCGTAGACCGCCGCGCCCCGCCGCGCCATCATCCACACCGACGAGATTTTATCCTTGGCGCGGGCGAGAGTGCCTGCGGTATTAACTCTTGTGTCGGCGTTGGGTAGTGCAGCGCGCAGCGCGTCCATGCTCAAAGCATGCTTGCCGTATGCCCTGTAGCTCCCCTCCCGCATCGCCACACTCTCCACTCTCTGGAGTTGGGGCGCGATGACCTTGAGGGTCTCGTGCAGGAAGTTGTAGCCGCCCTCCGGGATCTTCAGTGTACTGCGGACCTTCTCGACGAACGCACCCCACAGCGTGTTCGACTTCAACGGCTTATTCTGCAGGCCCAGCGCCTTGGCCACCTCAGGGTCAAGGTTCATCTTGGACATGATGATCTGCATGGTCGGGTTCGACATAGCTTCCGAGACGAACTCATGCGGGTTCTCGAACGCGTATTCGATGGAATCCCGCAGCCGGTGCTTCGAAGTTTTCTTGTTCAGCTCGTTCATCAGCGTCTCGATGCTGCTGTGGAACTTGCTGTCGGTATTCAGCCGGTGGGACAATGCGGCGTGCATCGCCTCGTGGATCACGACATGCGTAAACATCTGCCGGTCGTGTATCACCGTCTCGTTGATGACGATGTGACCGGGGTCGCCCGCCTTGTTGTCGTTCGTGTAGTAGCCGCCAGCGGTCTGGTGGTGGGGGTCGCCAAGCGAGTCGGCGATCAGATTGTTATTGGCGATATAGAGCGGCACCCGATCCAGCACCTCTGACAGCCGCCGCCGCACGAAGTCCTGCACGTATTTCGGCGTTTTTGACAGATGGCTGAAATCCAGATTCCGGAGTACGTCGGGCAGCTTCATCGGCTCGGAGAGCGAGCCTTCCTCATGGCCGTAAATATCCTTGGTCTTGTGGATCGAGGTTTCCCAGATGTCGTGCTCGCTGGGGAACAACACCATCTCTTCCCGGCGGTTGAGATGCTTCATTATTTCGGCTGTATCCATATCCCTTATGTCGGCGTCAGGAATCGATGCCAGATCAGCTTCCATCTGCGCCATGATCTGGTCTTCGGTCATCCCCGTCAGGTCATGCTTCAGCTTGACCGTGCCGCCGCGCTCGGCCAGCGCCTTTCGGATTTCGGCCCGACGCTTGTCAGCTAAGTTCTCCGTGACCACCGGCTTGCTGGGCGCGCGCGGTGCGTACGCGGCCAGATCCTCGGCAGACGCAGCCTCTGTCGTCTTCGGACGTTCTTTGCGCTCGTTGGATCGTGCCAGCTCCTCGCGGGCCTCGCGCTCTTTCTCGGCGTCGATCTCGTCTTGGGGCCTGTTATCTTCTTTCGGCGGTGCCTTCTTGGTTTCGCCGATAACGTCTTTGACTAGTTCGTCCTGCTCGGCCTTGGCCTTCGCCGCGATCTTCGTATCGCCATCGAAAGGCCCGCGCCCAAGGTCTTCCTTGAACCACTTCCCGATCTTGTGGACGGTGTCGATGCTGTTGGCATCCTGCAGCATCAACAACGGCTGCCGGGACAGCTTGGCGTAGTCCGCATCGGAGAGAGCGTTGACCCATGCCCGCGCCCTGTTGAGTTCTATGGCGATGGGCTTGTAGCCCTCATGCATGTCGTCCCGGATCTCGGTGATGTGCCACTCTTTGCGCGGCAGCGGCGCTTCTTCCTGTTGCTTTTCTGCAACAGGTTTTACTTCCGGGGTAACTTTTTCGGCGGCTTTCTCTCTGGCGGTAGTGACTACTTCGGCCCCGCGCGGCTTGGTCTCGACAGGCCGCGCCAGCACTTCGGCGGCAGCCTTGGCGTTGGCTTCTTTCTTAGCCTGTCGCTCGGCAAACTCCTTGATCGCCGCGACCTTGGCCGCACCCGTCAGCACCTCACCCTTGTTGGCTGCCCCCTCCGACTCGGTAGACTTGACGCCCTCGGTGGCCTTGCCGGTCTCCTGCGCGCCAGCCTCGGAATCAGTGGTGCCGCCGCGCGCCGCGCGAATGTCCGCCGCCGCATTGCTGCGGCCCGAATGGACTAGGTCGAGACCTTTGGTGTTGAACGCAGTAAAGAAGCTCTCGACGCGCGCCCGGTTCTTGCCCTTGGGGCCAAGCTCTCTGTTGCCCTCCAATATCTTCTGAACGTCGACCAGCTCCCGCAGATACTGCGTCGGAAGGTGGCGTGGTTCGCCAGTCACTAGATCGTTGCCGCCTACCCTCCCCGGCAGGCTGCTGTACCAGCGCTTAACCTCTTTCTCCGTGGGCTTTTTAGCTATCGGGTCTTTTAACCCCTTATTGTAGTAAGCCGCGACGTGCGGCATGTCCGTCGCAACGTCTTCGCGCAGCTCTATCCTTGTCTTGAGTTCGTCGACTATCGGCTTGAGTTGCGCAGCCAGCGCCTTCCGCTCCGCTGGAGTAGCGGGGAGTGTATCCGGCATCTTGAACCCGGACGCGGCATGTTCCGGCGAAGTGTGCTCCGCGTGAAGTTGCGTCGCCAAGTCCTTGCGTACGGCTTCCGCCGCTTTGGCATCAGTCGATTTATTCCCCGCCTTGATGGCTTTCTCGCCCTTCGGGCCGATATCGACGGGGGCCAACGTCGCCGCCTGATCCGGACCGACACGGATGATGCGCCCGCCGCCCTTGTTAACGGCAGGCGCTTCGGTCCCGAAGGGTTCGGCCTGAGTCGCAGTTGGAGCCGTCGCTACTTGCTCGGATGCCGACGGCATGGCCTGTGAATTAGGTGCATCAATGCCCTCGCGTGCGCGTGCAGAGAAATCAGTCGCTCGCTCGGCCCCGGATGTCGTCGAGGGGGCTACAGGGGGCGCACTCACCTCACCCGTTGGCGGCGCACCCGCCGGTCGGTTCATCACCTCCGCTATCTGTTGCCGGGTAAGCCGGACAGCTTCATCCGGCTGTACGCCGCGATCATACAGGTCGCGAAACATCCGGTCGGTGATGACCGGCTTGTCGGGCGAAGTTACTTCCGGGGTAACAGGCGATGCCGCAGCAGCCGCAGGAGGTTGTTCGGCGACCTGTTGCTGCTGCGGCTGTACCGCAGACGGGGGTGGTGTCTGCGGCACGTTCGGGGCCGCCTGTGGAGCGGCGGCTTGGGGGGGAGGAGTCGGTGGTACCGGTGGTTCGACCGGCTGCTGCGGGGCTGGCGCGGGCTGTGTCTTTTCGTCGAGCGCTTCTTTGATCGCCGGATCGACAGCAACTACTTGGTTTTTCTCGACTTTTGGCTTTGCGGTCGCTGCGGGGACACCTTCTTGCCCAGCGGCGACTTGGTCTTTGAGAGACGGGGGTTGTACTTCAACGTCTTCTTCTCCAGCCCTTTTAGCTCTGATTTCATCTGCCTTGGCCTTTCCCTTGCCGCCCCCGATACCGGATGCGCCGGACATAACCCCGCCCAGCGCACCGCCGGTCAGCGCCTGATCGATAATCGCCGGGATGTCGTATTCTTTGCGAAGTCCGCCTTGGATCTCGGCTGTCTGGCCTAGGTACGCACCGCCGCCCTCGTCGGCAGCTTCCCCCGTGAAGCCCTCGGCAGCGGCGCGCATAACGCCGTGCCGCGCTCCGCCTTTGGCACCACGGATCACATTGACCACGGGACCGGCAAAGTCTGACGCAGCGCCAAGCGCGAACGCAATCGGCACTTTCCAGCCCAATATCTGGTTGTTGTATTCGGTGCGCGCTTCCCGCTCGCCCATGTCGGCGCGCAGTCCGCGATAGAGGGGGATCTTCTGCAGTTCTTCTTCGGATAGTTTATCGGTTTTCTCGATGACTCCATCGACGAGGTCACCGGCACTGAGCGTGCCGCCGATGGCCGTCGATGCCGCAATAGCTAATCTGGCGTCGTTAATTACCCCGCCGGGTAACCCCATCGCGATCAAATTGGGCACCTGCCCGGTAGCCTTCAGCATCATCGAGCTGACTGGATGCTCCCAGAACTCGGGAGATGTGATGCCCGCTTCGAACCGCTTGCGGCCCGTCTCGGTCATACCCTCTGTAGATTCGGTCGCGTACTTATTGCCTATATCCTCGACGGCCTTCCACAATTCGCCGCTGGAGTTCTTCCCGTTGTCGAACGCCCAACGCAGCACACCGGCAGTGCCAGCTACCGCCGACCCCGCGCCCGACTTAATGGTTTGTCCATAGTCACCCCATGTCGGGTCTTGGGGCTCTTTGGTTTCGGTGGCCCACGAGTCCCAGCTCATAGCGGTGCGTCCACCCTGCGGTCTTCGTCGTCATTGGGATTCGTCAGCACGCGAGCAAGGCCGGGATGAGTGAGAGCAAGCCCTTCCTTAACGTCGCTACCGAGCTTGCGCACAGCGTCTACAGCGGGTCCGCCAACCCGATTGGCCACACCAGCGGCGGCCTCACCAATCGCCTGCACCGCTTCTTTGCCCTTTGGCGGCAGGAAAGTTCTATCAGCCGCGTCGGATATGCGCGACCCTATCTGGGTGTAAGTTTCCTTCTTGGCGTCTTCCTCGGCTTTCTTCTTAGCCTTATCCATCTCCGCAAGACGCTGGCCGCGCGCCGCCGCCATCGGCAGATAGTCATTCATCGGCATCGTAAGCTCGCGCCCGTCGGGGTACCTGATCGTGGCTTCGCCCGCGTCCTGATCCTTCTTCACCTTGAAGGGGGCCTTGCCGCCCTTCTCGGCTTCGGGGGCCGTCATGTAAGTTCGGGCGGCAGTTAGTGCTTCGTCGTCAGTCAGATCGTTATTGCGGCGGATGTGATACATCGCGTTCTTCACCGCCGCAATTTCAGCAGGCTCAAACTTCTTGTTGGGATCGTTCTTCTGTTCTTTGGCGACCCAATTGTCGACATGCGTGCCGATCTGTTCTTGGGTTGCGGCATACTCCCTCGGCTTCGCTGGTCCGGCGTCTTCATCGTCGTCTGCCGCTTTGGCTTTGCCAGCAGCGCCGCTCGTGCTTACCTTGCCCTTGGCGTCGAGCTTCGCGCCCGAAGTCATCTGCACCAGATGATTCTCGAACCCGCCCGGTGTCGCCAGCTTCATCGCGGCAGCACCGATTTCGGCCGGGGTCGCGATGCCGCCACTGATCTGGTTGCCGTCCTTGTCCTTCATCTCGTAATTGATGTGACCGTCTTTCCCCATATACAGCTTCATGTCGTTGCCATCGGGGACTTGCGCATATGCTTTCAGCGCCAGCTTGATGCCGTCATCGACATTGCCACCGTCCATGGCGGCTTTTGCCAGTGCCGCGTAACGCGTCGCCGCCGTCTTGTAGTGCTGCAGCATCTGAAATGCAGATTGCGCAGCGCCCTGCGCGTCGCCTTGGTTCATCTTGTACTGCCAGACCGACTGCATGGCGTACATATTGCGTTCGCTCTCGCCCATCTCGCCCTTCGGGTCGATCTTGCGGTAGATCTTCACCATGTCCTCGGCCGGTGCCGCGCCTGCGCCCTGCGCGTAACCCCGCAACGCGCGGCTGCGCGCTCCCCCCATGCCGATAGCGGCTTGTGGCGGCGGCAATTGCGTCACGCCATATTTGAGCGCGTCGTCCACCGGGTTGGGCGGGCGCGGCTTCGGCATCGGGGTGCCGCCAACCGCAGGAGCCGCCGTGCGCGCAGCAGGAGCCTGTGTCGGGGGCGTGAGCATGCCGGGTTGATTAGTGTATCCCCGCGACGAAAAATCAGTCGCACGCGGTGCGCCGCCGACTGCAGGCGGAGTTACTCCTGAAGGTAACTCGTCATCGTCTTCAAGATCATCGTCCTCGATCATGCCGCCGACGGCAAACTTTCTAACCAGCCCCCCTTTATTGTAGCCGGATTTATAATCCTCGTCCGTAGTGGCTCTCGGAGACGCAGGAATAGCCGGACGCGTCACAGGCGGGGCTGCAGTCGTAGACGGACCAGTCTCGACCGGGTTGTTCTGCGCGTTTATCATATTCCGATAATACTGCTCCTGTAACGACCGAAGTGAATTGCCCGCACCCACCTGTCCGGTGCGAGCTTTCAGATTCGCAATCTTTGCTTTCTGTTCTTCGTCGTTCAGGGGGTTGTCGATATCCGCCTGCGTCTTCGCCGCCAGCGTGTTCTGGTACTTGGCCTGTGCGGCCTTCAAGTCAGTGTCGCTCATCAGTTTCCAAGAGTCCTTGGCGGCCCCTAAGAACTCTTTGATCTCTGCTGCGAATCCCATCAGACCGCTCCCTGCATCGCGCTAGGACCGGATGCGACTTGCGCCGGGCCGGGCGGCATCGGGCCGACAGCCGGTTTGGCTGTCGCCTTGCTCTTTTCGTTCTGCGCTTTGGCGATCAACTGCTGGAAGAACTTCTCGCCGTACCAGCTTGTGACATCCTTCGGCATGATGAACTCGCCCGCATTGAGCATCGCCTTGACATCATCGGTCTGTTGACCTTGCGATGGCGACGTGCTCATCGGGATCGCGCCACCTTCGGCAAACTGAAGGTTAAGCCCCTTGGCAGTGCCGGTGCCGCTGGCGTCAGTTACAAGATCGCCTGCCAAACTCGCGCCGCCCGTCAGCGACCCCATACCCGCCTTGATAAGCGGCCCGGCGATAGCGCCAGCCAGCGCGCCCAGCCCCGACGTGTTAGTCTGCTCCGCTTTGAACTCCGCCAGCTTGTTATCGTAATCAGCTTTACTCGCAGCCGTCTGCGAGTTGACGCCGCCGGTAGCTGCGTTGACGTAAGGCGCGGCTGCTCCCGCCACGCCCGTCTCCGTCGTTAGTGCTCTGTTAGTCAGGTCGCCCGCAGCGCCGGTCTCCGCCGCAGCCCCGGTATTGGCCGCGAGTGCTCCCGTCTGTGCTTGCGTCGCACCACTGGTAGCACCAGTCGCCGCATTGGTCGCACCCGTTGCGGCGTTGATCGCACTGGTCGCCCCCGTGCCCGCAGATATCTGGTTCGCACCGGCTTGGTTCGCCAGACTGCCGAATTGCGCTCCGACAGCACCGGCTTGATTCGCCACATTGCCAAACGTCGCCGCCGTGTTGCCCGCGCCCACAGCAGTGTTGCCCGCGCCTACCGCTGTATTACCCGCGCCTACCGCCGTCTGCCCCGCAGCATTGACATTCGACCCGGCCGTATTGGCCTGTCCTGTCATCGCGGTCGATTGGCCCGGCAACACCGAGCCTTGCTTGATGGCGGCATCGCGCAGCGAGAAGCCCTGCTGTTCTGTCTGCAGTTGCGCCATTCTATCAGCGCTGGCCTTCTGCGCCGCTTCCTTGATGCGCGTGCCGAGATCCAATGCAGCAAATCTTGTGTCGCTTGGCTTGACGCCGAACGCTTCGAGCTGTCGCGTGGCGGCATCGCGTGCCGCCTGAAACTGCATGCCGACGCCTGCTTGAGCTTCTGCTCCTGCTTGCGCCCGACGTTCAGGCGTGTCGTAAGCTGCGGCGTCCGCCGCAAACTTCTCCATCGCCGCCGGATAGGTCTTTTGGTATTGGCTGTAAAGTTCGTCAGCCTTCTGCTGGATCGCCTGCTGGTCGCCACGGAAGTCCTGCTGGATCTGTTGCAGATCCTGCTGGAATTTAAGTTGAACGTCCTGCACGCCTTTTTGCGTGTCCTGAAAGTCGAGCTGGCTCTTCTGGTTAGCCAGTTGGTCCTGCTGGATACCAAGCTGCTGGTTCTGGTTACCAAGCTGTTGCTGCTGGATAGCACCTTGCGTATCCCCGACAGCGTTCAGTTTTTCGGCCTGCCCCATGGCCGCATCTCTGATATTAACCGCGCCGTCCGCCAGCCCCAACTGCTTGTTCGACAAGTCCTGAAACTTGTCGATCATCCCGCGCGAAGTATCACTGTCGGCTGTGATCTGATCGGTGTATTTCTTGATGTCGGTCTTGTTATCCGCGATTTCTTTGGTGGCCCAATCCATTGTCTGCTTGGCTATGTCCGAAGCCATCGCCGTTACTTCTTTGCCCGCAGCAATCACTCCGCTCATGTCCGGAGCAGGCGGTACTTCTTCCTTGGTGAAAAACCCCACGGCGTGACCCTCGTTCTAGCCAGCGACAGTCTTCGCGGCACATCGACCTGATGACGAGATCCGCGTCGCGGAAAACGCCAGCGATACGCGCTTCATCTTTGAACCCCAGTTTAGCATTGAAGTCCAACGCTTTGCGGTTATTAGACGGCGTCTGTGTAAACAGCTTGCGAACACCAAGTTGGTCGAACGGGTAGTGAAACGCCATCCACAACAGATCTCTATCGATCCAACGCGGACTGAAACTCGCAACTTGAATCACAATGCTCGCGCCGTTGTAGGCTTGAAAAACTACCCCGCCGAGTAACTTCCCGTCCTTCTCCCGGCTGAACACTACATTGCTTTCGGGGTTGTAGAAAAATCCCCCGGCTACGGCTAGCGCGCGACCATGCACATGGTTGCCGACGGTGATCATGTCAGCGTGTAACGCTTCCATGCGCCCCAAACAAAAGTAGAACCATTCCTCAACCGGACATAGCAGGGAACAATAGGATCAGTCAGATGTGTTGCCCGTTGTATTGTCCAGTTGTCGTTCGAATGTTTCCAAACTTCGATGTAGAACCAGTTCACAGTGCCATCGGGAGAATGACCAAGCGAAGACCCGTCATAGAGACCGGGGACTAATATGGTGTCTAAGTCTATCCCGTTTATTTGTTTCGCTTTACCCATGCGAAGATTCATCTGCCCCTGCACTAACTGGGTGTCAGTAAGAGGCTGCGCCACATCGAACCGCAGCGCGCCCGCCAACGCTGTCTCAAGGGCTGCAATGCGCGCTTCAAGAGTTGTAGTTCGCGCGCTCCCTGCAGTTAATTCCGGAAGTAACACTGCTCGGTAGTTTTCATTACCACGCTGTCCCGTCAGCACTTCGAACGCCTGCTTGATCGTCAGCACCGCGTCGCGCAGGCTTTCTACCTTGATCGTCGGCTCCGGGATGGATGGATATTTGGCTACCATCGCCTACGCTTTCATTAGTTCTTTGACGCTGGTCGCAAACTGCACCGAGTTGATCCTGACCACGGTCTCGAACTCGATCTGCCAATAGTCCGCCTTGAAGCCAGAGGGTAATCTCATCAGCTCGCCCGACGTACGCAACTCGCGGGTCATGACAAGCCTGTCGTCGGCGTATACCCGGATCACTCCGTACTGGTCGGTCTTGTCGAATGCCTGCCCCTCTGATGTATCGCGCACCGGGTTCTGGGTTGGTGCCCATGACGGAACTTCAAAATACGCCCGTATGGCAGCGAAATTCTTTTTGTCCGGTGCCTGAAAGATCTTCGAGCGCCACAGCGCCACGTCGCGCGGGAACGTCAAATCAGAAAGATCGAGCCGGTAGAGTTTGTCCTCACGAAGAATCAACGTCTCGCCAGACCACCCATCGTTGAACACGTTAGTGGTAATAACATCGCTGGTAAGCGTGTTGAACGCGATGCGCTGATTGGCGTTGTCCAGCAATATGCCTTTGAAAGACCCGGCAAAGTCATCCTGTTGAAAAGCGTTTGTCTGAAACGCATCCGGCTGCATAAAGCCGACGCGCTCGCTACCGAAAGCATAGTAAGCACTTCCCATGCGCGTCGCGCGCAACGTCGCCACCTTGTTGTAATTATTCCACTCGTCTTTCTGGATCAGCCCTTCTGTTACCAGATTGGCGACACCGTTGGCGACAAGTACCAACCCGTTGGGCGAAGCGTAGAACACACCCTCGGGGATCGATAAGACGCTCCCGCGCGACATGCACGGCTCGAACGAAGCTAATTTAGACATGGAGATCGAGTCAGGGTGTATGCCCGTCGCCACGATAGGGTAGCCCGCCGTACACACAACAAGCGTCTGGTTGATAACCCCAAGCCCGATGATGGGATACTCGACGACGCTTGAGTATTTAGCTGGCCAAGCGTGCGGCCGGAACGGCTCGCAAAACCACAACTCGCTACCCTTCCATCCGGCGATCATGCCGTTCGGCATCGTCACCCACCCGACCAGATCGTCGGGCGGCCCAATCCAGTCGGTGGAAGCCATTATTTCGTGCGACGCTACTGTGCTGTTCGAATTGTTGTCTGCATATGTAGTCGCGGTAGCAGGCAGCTCGACAACAAAGAAAAAATCCGCCGAATCAGCCGACACGACCGTGCGATAGATCCTCACCTTTTCCAGATTGGAATTGGTGACATCAAGAGGCAGCGGCGGCGTCAGCGTCAAATTCCATGTCGCGTCGTTCCTGCCGAAGCCCGACACCGGCAGGCTCGGCGGTCCCTCTTCGTGAAAAGCGGTCACCCAAGTCGTGACGTAGCTTCGCGTCTCGCTTGCTCCAAGGCCACCAAGAATCGAAGCAATAACTGGAGCCGCAGTGGGCTGCGGCACGCCCAGCAAGTAAGGCGGCTGGCCCGCAATGATGCGCGTCAAGGAATTAACCCTTGGCGGCTCCAGCGGGCTTACCCAGTAGTATCTATCGAACTGATCGTCGACGATGGGGCTGCGAATAACATCGGTGTCGATGCTTACGAACTCCATCCAGTAAGCATCTTCGATATGCTCGGCGTCGTAGTAGTTCTTGGGAATCCTAAAAGCCTTGCCGTATTTCAAGTTCGTCATGTTGCGGATGAACTTGGGCGAGACCATCCCCACCAATTGTCCGGTGTAGAGGTAGCAATTACGCGAAAGGGCCGCAGCCGAGTCCGACAAAAGGCGGTCGTCCGTCGCCGGAATCATACCGCCAAATGCCAAGATCTTGACTACGGCCATCCACGTTGACCCTTACTTGCTCTTGGTCTTGTTGCGTTCGTGCTGGGCTTTCTTGTCTTCCAGCTCACGCTCGTTGCGTTCACGCTGGCCATGCGTGGTACGCCCCTCATCTTCGGCTTTTATGACTTCTTCTATCCGCTGATTGTCGACTTCTTGTGCTTTTTTCCGGCCCTCGCCCTGTCGCGCCAGCTCGGAGTCCCGATCCAGCAGCCTCGGATCTTGGGTCCGGTGGTCGGGCGTGCCCTGAAGAAGCTCATCTCCCTCAATGAGTCCATCGGGCGGCATGCCACGGGACGGCACATCGCCGGGAGGACGCACACCTGCGGGCAGCCCATGAGGCCAAAGTCCCGCATTAATCTCCTGTGCCAACTCCGCAGCGCGGGCCGGATCAGCGTCAGCGGGGTTTACAATTCCCCCTACGACTCCCGGCGCTTTGCCACCGTCCCTGATCGCAGCGCGCCCGGCCGCTTGCTCTTCCTGCACCCGTTGCGACGGCGTGGCAGCATTGGGGTTGTCGCGATTGTAATCAGGCGCGTCCGTGACTTCCGTGCTGAAGCCGGGACGTGTGGTGCCTGCATTCTGGTGCGGGGTTACTTCGTGGGTAACTTCGGGTTCTTTAGCCATGGTCGTCTCCTTTGTTTGTTAACACCCTCTACAGATAGATGGTGGCGGTGGCGGGTAGGGCGGCAGCGGGGCTACTTCAGACCCACTGCCGTAAGTTGCGGGAACGCTCGACCCCGCTCCGTCGTCAACGAATGGGCGATCCAAAATCGTGCAGCCCAAGGATACCTATTAGCAGGAATAGAATGAACCAGCTCCCGAAAGGTGCCCAATACGCGCCTGCCGGTCGCCACGGATTCATACCCCAGATCCCGAACACCAGCGTCAGAACGTAGATCAGCCAGAACCAGATATTCGCGCCCATGCTTTAGCCCTCCCTGAACGGGTAGATCACTTCGACCTCGTCATCAGTGACAAGCCCCAGATCGTTCATCAGGCTTGGGGACAAGTCCGCGACCCGCCCGGTGTTCTGATGCGGCCCCCAGTCGGCCGGAAACGCGGTCAACGCCATCCCGGTCTCGACGTTTCGTACCAGCGCCACATCGTTCAAAAGCGTATTCTTTGGTGTGTCATCGTAGTTCCAACGACAGGCGATGTAGTGGGTGTAGGGATTTAGCTTCCGGGCAAGTCCCTTGCCCTCTGTGCCGGGAGTGCCCTCGGGCAAAAACAAATGCGGGATCTGTTCGACCTTCTGAATGAAGGCGAGCCCTTCGTCCTCGGACACGCCAAGATCGTCCGGCCCGCCAAAATAAGAACACTTGCCAGCCGTCACAAACAAAGGCGCTGCCGTGTCGATATCGGCAAGCTCGTCGTCCTCGCCCCCGATCACATCCGCAATGTCATCGCAGATCGCCTCGAAATACTCGTCGTAGAGATGTACGTCAGCCTCGCTGTCCACGAAGCAGATCTCCAACAGGATCGCGGGCATGTTGGTCTTGTTCAGAAAGAACAAGTCGGTGCGCTTTTTGGCACCGCGATTGATAAATCCCGATGATGCGATGGCGGCGGATACTTTGGATGCCAATGTTTGTTGCGTGACATAAAGCACTTCACAGCCCATCGGCTTGGTCACCTGCTCGTAGGCGTTAAAGTGAACGCTGATATCCAGCTCGCGCTTTTGCTTGTTGTGGAATTTCACGATGGTATTGAGATTCTCGTTCTGACTCTTTGAAGTGTTATCGTGGAATGTCTGGACCACGACACCGCGCTGGATCAGTTCGCCCGCCAACTTCTCAACCACCTTGCGCGCCTCGTCGACCTCGTCGATGATCCCCGACGCGCCGCGCACGTACTTGCCGTGTCCGGACGAAATCACCACTGACGTGTAAGTCATTTGTTTCGGTCCTTCAGGTACTCAGTAACGATGCGCTTGATCGAATCCTCGTTGTGCTCGATCTTCTGTTGCAGCACGGCGATCTGGTTTGCCATGTCGTCCATTCGCTTGACGCTGTACGCGGCACCCCGTGTTTCCAGAATGTGAACCCTTGTCTCCAGCTTGACCGAGTAAGAAAGAATGCTCGCCGCACCGGCCCCGATTGCGATCAATTGCGCGATCAGAAAGTAAACCAACGTACTGTTTTCCTTGATCCACGATTTGGCACTTTCGACCATTAGAGTTTGATCATGATGTTCCATGCAGTCCATGGCTGCATGACGTTGAACGGTGTGCTGGAGCCGACAGAAACAGACGTAACCGCCGTTCCGGTGAAAGTATGGCTGTGCGAATTACTAGCGCTCATGAAGCCCGTCTGCCCCGAGATAGTAGTACTGTGTGTATGGAACGCACTGACGGTGCCCGTCTGCCCCGAGATAGTAGTGTCATGCGTATGGTTCGAACTAACATCGCCTGTGTCGTAGCCGCCGCCCCAAGAATGCGTATGATTGGCGTTGGGATCGCCGGTAGTGGCATCCGTCTCCGTTCCAACAATGAAAAAGTTACCACCGCCCGTCGTAGATGTATTTAGAGCAGGCTTTTTATAGCCGTGCCCGTGCCACGCACTGACAGTGCCCGTCTGCCCTCCTCCAACATCAACGTGGTGATGATGGTTGGCGCTAATCCCGCCCGACGTAAACGAACCCGTCTGCGTATGCGTGTGGTTGACGCTTTCGTTCCCCGACGTAAACGAGCCCGTCTGCGTATGCGTGTGATTAAGATCTTTGGAGTCGAGAGTACCTGCAGCCGTCACGTTGTGGGCATGCGCTGCCAGTTCAGCAAGCGACATGGTGTGACTTTCTTCGCCACCAAATCCGCCCACCGCGCGGGCGGTCAATCCGGCACCGGTACCGGCGATGATTAGCGCACGGCCCAATTGTCTGGGGATCACCATGCGGCAATGCGCGCTAAACGCCGTACCTGCTGCGCCTTGCACGGCACGCGTCGTTACGCCGCCCGTGCTTAATTGGAGAGGCGCAATAGCATCAGAGAAAGTATCATAGAAGAACGTAAACAACGCCGCCGTCGCAGTGGCGTGGGCGAGTGTCGTTGCGCCCGAAAGCGCGTCGCCAATCGAACCGTCGTTCGCCAGAATCCAGCCCGCATCCGCCACGATCTTAAACGTCAACTTGGCGTCGCCCGTAGTGGGAAGCCCCAGCGCCACCGCAAGCGCGGCGAAGTCCGCCGTGTTGAGCAGCCCGATCATGAACGACGTGACGGGTAATTCTTCCGCAAGGCCCGGCCCAGCCGTCAGGCGACCGACAATCCTGCTGGTCGCCATGTTGAGATTATGCGACGCATTCCAGTTCGATGGCCGCACCAGCGTGGCGTCAGAGCCGTCGCCTTTGGCCGATACAAACGGATGGTTGATCGTAATGGCCATTACGGTGCCCTTACCGTGTATTGGACAGTATCTTCTTTAACCTGTCCGCCGCTTGTTGTCATAGTCGCGATGGCTTTGTACGATTTGCCGTCGATACCAGCCGAAGCATAGAACACAACACTTCTGCTACCTGCTTCGATAGCGATACCATCGATAAAGACAGGGTCTGCATCGACAGGAATTACTTCGAAGGTAACATCTGAAAGCAGCTCTCCACTGTCGAGCCAGTCGGTATAGTCGATTGAGTACCGCTTTCGCTCGTCAGGCGACTTGAAGTATTTTCCCAAATTCATTAGCAGGCCCTCCTTCGCGGGTAGCTATCCATTGCGTGATCTTCGCGCAGTACCGCCATAGCTTCGTCTTCCGCTGGAACTATCATCAATCGATCCTCCGCAGACGCATGCATGCGGCGGTCTTCGTAGCCCGCGCAAATGACTTCCGTATCTTCATAGAACGTAGCGACCGCCGTCTTGTAGAAAGTATCCGGATTGACGTAGAGCGCCGGTCGGAGAAATACCGTGCCGGACGGCGCTACGACCGTTGCAAAAAACACATCCGGATCGGCAAAGATAAAAGGCTGGAGAATGCGATACTGAACAAGCACATGCGGATAGAACGTGTCCGGATCGACATAGCGCGTAGCTACAAGCGTCGAAGTAACTACAGGCGAGTAGAAAGTATTTGTGTTGATGTAAAGCGAAGGGGCTAGGGGGTCGCGGCCGACGGCGATATTGTGCGGATAGAACGTGTCCGGATCGACATAAGTTATCGGCTGCAGAAGATTCGATGTGACTCGTATAACCGTATGCGCGTAGAAAATATCCGGGTCCGGATAAAGCGCGGCACTGAGAGTAGCTGTACCGGGCGTAAGAGCGTGCGTGTAGAACGTGTCCGGATCGACGTAACGCGTCGGACTAAAGGTGACTGTGCTAGGCGTAAGGACGTGCGGATAGAACACATCCGGATCGGAATAAAGCGCAGGGCTAAGGGTGTTACCTGTAGCGTCCCACGTCAGGCGGACCGTGACGCCCAGACTGATCGCATCCCATGTCAGGCGAACCGTGAGGCTTACACCAGACAGAAGGGTGGCCGGGTAGAAAATATCCGGGTCCGAATAAAGCGGGGGCTGAAGTGCCGAATCATTCCACGTCAAACGAACAAGTGTACCCACGCCACTGACAATAGTACCCGTAGCCGTGTCCTGCGCTTCGATAGCGTCAAGGGTACCGGTAACAGGGACGCCAGAACCAAAGAGCGTCAGGAGCGTCATACGATGCTCCCTACGGCGGCGTCGGAGTAATCGTAATCGATAGCGTAGGAGATACCGGGCTTACACTCGCACCACGCGTTACTGTCGCCGTAATCGGGTGAGTACCATTGACAAGCGCTGTCAAGCTCATGGTGAAGGCTCGCGCACTCACCTCGCCCGCCGTCATCGTATGCGAGCCCAGTAGCACCCCGCCGTCATAAATTTTAAAGATGTCCCCCGCGAGTGACCCGTTGGGAAACAGGATATCCATGTCCGGCGACGTGTCGGCAGTAATGTTGTCAATACTACTCGTCCCGGTATCCTGTGACGCGACAAGATCAAGCGTGACAGCCGACAGCGCATCGCTAATCGCAGCAATGTCCGGCGCTTCGGTAACGGCTAGAACGCCGGTAACCGCAACACTTGTGGGGCTGAATAGTAAGAGAACAGTCATCTCAGTTTTTTAGCCCCTTTCTACGATGTTTGACCCTTGACACTCAGCGTATTGGAGAACCCGGCTACAACTTCGTGGACGAAATGCGCATAATAAACCGTCGCGCTGGTCAGACCCGAGGCGTTGAACGTGTACCGTGCCGGACCGGAGACCGGCAGTGACCCGCTCCATGGCGCGGCAGCCCCGAGCTGATTTTGCCCTGCCTTGATCTGCGCCTTGGTCGGCCGCAATATCGATGTCGTCAACACGCAGTACATGGTGCCACTACCACTCCCCGTAACCGCGCTGACTTGCGCGGTTGTCCCTCCGGTAGGAGTAAAGATTTCTGACGACAACAGGGGGCCAAGTACCCGGCGAACTTCAATTTCATCCCACCACCCCTTCTCTCCGGGGGCCGTCGTGGCTGCATTCATGTATGTCGTAGTCCCGGTAGAGACTGATGTTGAACTAACATATGTCCCTTGTACCCTTGTCGGCACCGTCGCGGGACTTGCCATCGAAAAGACGGCGTCAATAGTACTAAGCGCCAGCGTCGCCGTACCAACACCGTTCTTCCATCCAATGAACGTACACTCGTAAAGAGCACCGTTAACTACCGTCCCGAGGTTACCCTGCGGATATTGCGGGAAACCAACCCCCAAAACACTCGTAAGATAGAACGCGGGATTGCCACTAAATTCTTCAATACCAAATGCAAGGTTGCCATCCTGAGACGAGTCGGAAAGATCAGACATAAAGTAAGTGTCATAATGCCCACCGTTCGGAAAGATATTTACCCCTCCGTCAACCGCCGTAACGCTTAACGTCAGCGCAGCAGTATAGATATTTCCAAAAGAATCGACGCCTCGCAGATTGGCGACGTAAGACCCGATGGTGCCCGCCGGATGGGATATGTAATCGTTCGTAGCCGAAAGCGTAAATCCCGCATCGCTTCCCGCCTGTAACGTCCAATTGCAATCCGGTGCCACCGCTAGACGAGAAGTGTAGGCAGTGCCCACTTCACGCCGAGGCGTCAACGTCAGCAGTCGCGTAACCGACGGCGGCGCTACCCCCGTCACGCTAACCGCCGACCCACCGCCAAGCGTAACAAGACCTATATTCTCCATCCGGGTGTAGCCGGGAGGGGCCGGATGCACCACGTCACTCCAATAAGTCGGATTAATGCCAAAAGAATTATCGACCCCCATGATGGAATCGGCGGCGAGATCGATGATCAGATCAGCGTGCTTGCCGGGCTGCAGTGAGCCATTCGTAGTCCACAGCCGTATCTCCGGATTAACGATATTGCGGCGCGTGTTAAACGTATTGACGCCGCCGGTATCGCCCTGCGGCAATATCGTTGCGAGCAGCAGGTACCAACCCGCCGCACGCCGAGCGTCGCAATAAGCCTTCAGCTCCGATATCCAAGTATTGACGGACGGATAAGTTACCGTGTCGCCCAGCCCGTTCGCGCCAATCAACAGCGACAGCACATTGCGCGCGCCCGGCACGATCAACGCGTCGGTACCGGCAGCGGCGGCGGCCCTATCCCGTAGCGTGTGGCCGGGAACAGCGCGGTTAGCTTTTGTATTATAACCCGGCAGTGATCTGTAAGCAGCTTTACCGGCCCAGTTACTCACCGACGTAATACTGTCGCCCTCGGAGACAAAATTACGCACTGCGGCAAGCGCATATGTCGGCGGCGCGACTATACCGTTATACGCCAGAAGGGAAGCCCATTGCGGCGACGGCGGATCTTGGTAAATGTCGTCCAGCATGGTCCACGCGCCGCCTAACGGATAGCGACCAGTCATCAGGAAATTCGACGGGTACTCCCCCGTCATTCCGGCGGGATACGGGAACGCTCCGAGTCCCCTGAAATTGTCGAACATCTGCGTGGAGTAAGTCTGCACCGACGCTGCTTGCTTGGAGCGGGCTTTCAGCACTATCTGCTCGAAGGGGCTGTCGAGGAAGTCATTCGACATGCCGCCTTCGTAAGCCGTCATTTTTGTGATGCCAAAGTTGGTATTGGCCCACTGCCCCCATATCTGCCACTTCCTAAAACATCCCGTCAAACTAAAGGACAACCCGACAGCGAAGTTTGCGGTCTGGGGCGAGACAGCGAAAGCAAGCGTAAAATCCGGATAGGTGCCGCTGGCGATCTCAGGCCCGTTGGGATATATCACCGAACCACCGTAGATCTGAAGACCCACCCCTACGGTATTCCCCGAGACAATGCTGTTGATGTGAAAGGATACCCCATTTGGCGCGACGGTCGCGTTGACAACCGTATCGATCACGCTGTCCGCCATCGCATCCGCAGCGGAAAGTCCTGCTGTTTTTGCAGCGAGATAAGTTTGCTCGTAGGGAATATTCAAAGACGAGTTACTAAGCGTCCAGCCCGCTCCCGCCGAGCCCCCCGTAACCGTGACGTTGCCGTAGCCCAACGGCAGGAAGATTGTATAGAGGGTCGATGGCTGTGAACCTTCAGTAACCGTCAGCACGCCGCTGGCAATAGTCCCCTTGAACTGAATGCCGCCATACTGCGTCGCCAGCGACGCTAGAGTTTGCGGCCCGCCACCGCCCCGGCCATCTATGGCGTTGCTGCTGTAATATGTCGCGGTTGCAATATGCGATGCATAACGCGTGGCAGCAGGAGCGCCAGACCACGGCACCGGCGGCACCGCTGTAAACGTCACCGTGCCCCACGCACCTGTCAGTGGACCTTGAACCGCCCCAGCACCGACATAAGCCGCCGCGCGGAAGCGGTTCAAATGGTTGATCGTATCGCCCGCCGTCTGCACGCCGCCCACTACCTGATAGGTAACATCCAGATTGCCCGCGCCGTAAATCTGGTAGGCCATCTGCCCGAGCGTGGACAGCACCTTGCCGTACCAATTGTGGAAGTCACCCGCGATTGGCCAGTTCGTGGGGTCAGCCGCATTATAGGCTGTTACCTTTGCTTGGGCATACGTCGTCTGGAAGAAATTCGTGAACGTATTCCACAGCTCGTTCGGCGGCTCGATGCGCAGCTTGGCCCATGCTGGCCGGTTGGTCTTGTCATAGAGCATGACATTCGGCCACCAGTCGGTCATCGGGTCCATCGCCCACGGCGGCGAGACCAACCACGGATGGGCACCGACGGTCCATGCGAGATTAAGCATGCTCTCGATGGGCGCACCGTTTGTAATGCCGACGCCCCCCATGCTGACATCGCCACCATACTTGACCCAAGCATCTAGGGTGGCGTCGTAGTGTAGTGTTCCGAGTTCACGATAGGTATCAGCTTGAGGGTACGAGTTGGTGTTGTCCCCCAGCTTTCCAGAATACTCACTCAAGATACGCTTCGGGTTGGCGCTGGTCCCCGGTGCGTTCAGGAACAGCACGATGCTGCTCTTGATGCCGCCGGTACTTGCAGCGTTCGGCGTGAGAATTGGCGTCAGCGTTGGCGATGCCGAAATTTGAATAGTGCCTGTCGGCCCCGGTGCCGAAGCAGCAACATAGTAATTCGCCCCTTCCGTGACGTTCGACGGAAAGACAGCGATGCTTTCGTGCTTGTAGAAACTAATCTGGTCCCCGATCTGATAGACGTGATTCGGGATCGAGATATTCGCAGCGGCTGCAAACACGACAAGCGGCGAGCTGAAATTCTGCCGCGTCGTCATGCTGACGGGGCCAACCGCCGCAATGTTCCTAACCGGGTCCAGTTGCCACACTGTACCGCTGCCACTTATAATTTTCAGATCACCATCTATAGGCACCCCGGTAATGGTCACCGTCTGCCCAATGGCAACGAACCCTGTGAGGCCGGAATTTACAGTCAACTCCCAACCAACACCACTATGGAAAGCAATGGTACCGGTGAACGTCGCGGTTGCGCGATAACTATGCGCGAACTTCACATGGATCGTCGTCTTGTCGAGGATGCCAGCATAAGCAGCCCCGGTCGCGCTGTTGATCGCAGGCGCACCAACCGTATAAGTAGCGCCGGTAAGTGCTGTCGTCGCGCCCGCGTAGAACGACTGGACAAGCATCGAAGCGTTATAGGAAAAATAGCTCCTCTGTTTGCGTGTGTTCCACGTCGAAGAGGTATTGTTGTTGGCTTGCTGCCAATCCAGAAAACGAAGCACGCCAAAGTTCGCCATCTTGGAAAGATACAGTGGCGTGAACTCATTCCCGGCGTCGAGCGCCGCTTCGTCGTCCTGATGGCAGATCCTGATATTTTTTGGATAGTTTGTAGGACTTGCGATACTGCGGACGCCGCAATTCATATTGTTTCCGTCAGCACCGCCGATCAGCGGGTTAGGCTGGATCACATACCGACCACTGCCATTAAGCCTGCCCGCGACATTTTCAACTGTGGTATTGGTGACGAATAGCGCCTTCGCAGTAGTAAGAGGATCAAGCGCGCCCGTGTAGTTTACACCGCTGTCGATGCGGAACGAGCTGGTAGCCGGATTGACATCCAGCACGCGCCAGCCCTTGTACTGAAGATTGCCCCAGCCACCGGCACCGTCAATGTTCTGGAGATAAATCGGCTGGCCTGCCCGCATATAAGTTGTGGGCGTTGAGCAAGTAAAAGTCTGGATAGTCCCGCTCTGCGTTATGGCAGTGATCGCATAGACGACACCGGGGCCTCCTAAGTCGACACCCCCAACATCTAAAGCAGTGTCGCCATCCCACTTGACGATGTACGCGCCCGGCCGCTGCGCCTGAGACGGCACATAGCAGTTACACACTACACCAACGGCAGCGTCGCCCGACGAAGACTTGAGATAGCCGTCAGCGTCCAACACATCGGGGGTAACAGCGCGTGCGCGAAAATCGGCATAGGACCACAACGACGCACCCTTCATCGCGTTCAGCCACGCGTAGTCGCCGCCCTGCAGCAGCGTTTCCATATTAACTTGCGTCTTCTTGCCGTTGTGGCCAGCAACGACAATACTGCCGGGCGCTATACCGAGAGGAAACCATCCCATCTCAAGTCCACCCTGTACCGATAGTGTGATGATTCGTCGTCATCGCCGCTTGTTCTGTGTTGTCTTTTTTACCGGCCTTGACGAGAACTTCGAAGACGTAACCTGATAGCAGCGCGCCGCCACTATCATTGCCACCTATGGTAAACTTGTTAGTCCCGGCACTGTTAATGCCGTTAGGGCCGATATTGCCGGGCGTGCCAACGGGAGAATTTACACCGTTGACGGACATGGTGGAAGACGCACCGTTAGGGAGAGGCGTACTGGCGGCGATGCTGATATACGAAGCAATTACACTGTTAGCCACTCCGTTGTAATCCTGTTGATAGATGCCAAACCCATGACCAACTAAGCTTGCACCGAAACGAAGTGGGTACCAATTAAACGAGCCATCGCTCACGACCATTCCGCCGCCACCTGTAATCACAACAGCAGCCACCGAAATCGGTTGAGCCAGCGCCGTAGATGCTGTTGCTGCATGCAAGGCCGCGTCGGTGTTGAAGAACATCGCGGGCCTGCCGCCGACCTTGTTGAACGCCAGCGTTGGCCGGTTATCGACACCGAAAATATACGACAGATTTTGTGCAGGAGATCCGCACTGATCGTAGAGCTTGGCGATATAGATAGGCCGATAAGCCGGTAGCTCCGACTCGTTCAGATAGCCGTCTGTTCCGATATGGATGGTGAACGGATTTAGCGCCGTATCGTATTGGTTGGAGCAGATATCGATACAGTTCGCACCGATCTTCGACGAATCGTAAGCGCGCAACCCCCAAAAACCGTACGCTGCATTCCAGCCCGGAACACTACCGGGACCGTTATAGACCACCGGGGCCGCAACGCCGCCAGCAGCTCCACACCCAAGAAGCGTTACCCGCCCCATGACTACACGCCCTTATATCCGGAAATGGAAACTCTGATGGCCGCCGCCACCGATGCCGCAAAGAAGATCCCCGTCGCCAGCGACGTTTGCCGAAGCGGCGTTGGAAACGTCAGCACCGCACCGCCCCATAGCGATGCAGCCGGAATCACATAAAGCGTAGTACCACCGCTGCCGTCCTGAATAAGCACGTCGGTGCCCGCAGTCGCGTGTGAGTTGGATACCGTTATCTGCGTGATGTAGTTGCGCAACCCGGCACCCGGCGAAGGCAACGACGCCGTTGAAGCCGTGGTTGAGATCAACGCCGACGCTGCCGACACAAAATTTTCCGGGTTGGCATAAGGCAATACGATCTGCTTGCCCACGAGATCGAATACCGCTTGGACGCGGTCGAGATGCGATACGACGGCCGCTTCCGCGCTTCTTGCGAGTCCGCCGATCTTTATCGGGTTGCCGCTGTCTGCCGCGTCATGAGCGACCTCACCCGCCGCTACCGTCGACAGATATTGCGCCGATGGCAACGCCTGCGTGCCCGTTGCAATGATGCCAGCACTTGTCGGTGCCATGTTCACCGTCAAACCGTTGACGGCGTCTACCGGAGCGACACCGGCATTGGTCGTGGGATCGCCAATCACCAACACCTGACGATGGTCGCCGCCAGCCATAGTTCTTGTGTCAATAACCCCACCCGTTGCGGGAAGTGTAAGAGAGCTGTCAGCCATGTTATCGATCCTTATCCATGAGTGATGGTGCCAGCAGTGATGGTCACCGCATTGCCGCTGGTAACAGCGGTGCTGCTTAAAATGATATCGGACCCCGATCCAGACGTGCCAACCGTCAGGCCCGACACTATGACTATATCGCCAGCGGTCCTGAACTCGGCCTTCGCCGCCGTGCCGCTAGCACTTGCCATCGCCGTCAGCCCGCCACCCGTGATCAAGTCGAGCTTGGTGGGCGGCCCCGCCGTAACGTTGAATGGCGTAGCAGGCAGTGTGATAGTCGCCAGCACACCCGTCGTACCCGACAACGTGTTAGTGCCAATCACCAGCTTGCCCGCCAATGCAGGACCGAACGACGCCACGAACGATTGGCTCGCCACCTGATCGTTGACTAACTGCATCCGGGCGGTCTTGAGCGTAGTACTGTAAACTACAGGCATAGTGTTCCCCTACAGCGTGAAGATGCCCGCTGCGTTCCACGCAATGTCGATGTTGCTGCCGTTGGGCGTAATCGGCAGGCCGCTGACGCCCGTGTCGAGATACGCCACCAACTGCCACGTCGTGTTCGCACCCGTGTTCCTGCGATAGAGCACCAGCGCTTCCAAAGAAGGCCCGGCAGCGACCGCCGTATGCGTCGTGTTGTTGCCGTCAACCGTGCCAGCCGTCAGCGTCACCGCCGTGACTTCCTGATCAGTCCCGGCGATGCCCGACAGCGAAGAGTAAAACTGATGCGCGGCGTTGTAGGTGTAGACGCCGGTATCGACCAGCGCGACGTAAAGCCCGGTCGTGCCGCTCCCGGTCAGCCCGCTGTTGGCCGCATTCGCCAGCAGCGACTCTTTCCATTTCGGATAGATTGCATTGGCCATGTATTATCTCCGTCGAGTTCTGAAACTTTGCGGGAATCTCCACGCCTGCCCGTTGTGGACGTTGCGATGGACGCTCTCGGTAGCCGCAGTCGAGATCGCCCGGCGGAATCCCTGCAGATGCTGCGCCGCCAGACTCACGTTGCTGTAGGGCTTGGCGGGCTGCGCCATCATCCGCCCCAGCAAACCATGGAGAATGCCGTTGCCGTGCTTCTCCAGTATCCACGCCGGAAACTCGGGATAGCCGTCGCGCTGCACCGGGTCGACGATGCTCAACACCACTAGTGCCGTGTAGATATTGTACTTGTCGGGCTCTTGGAGAGACACCGGAGTCAGAAAAGTTACTTCGCCGGGTATATCCATCACCGCGCGCTGCCAGAAACCGTCGAGGTTCGCCACGCTGATCAATCGAACGATGGTCGAAACGCTCTCGGGCTCGATGTAGTAGACCGTTCCGGCCGGGTCATTCGGATACACCGAAAACTGGATAGCCTCGGTCCAGATACCGGATTCGCGGAAAAACTGATCGAGCACGTTGAACAGCTCCAGCAGGATCGCGCTATCGAGCGATCCCGGCAGGGCGACGCGTGCGTTTTTGATCAATCTGTCCGTGGCGTAGCTCATGCAAAAATACTCATGAAAGTGTCATCAGTTGCTGGGTGAACTTGGAAATGAACGCCACCGCGCGAGAGTCCTGCGTGTCCTCTTCGTCGCGCAATTGCGCGAAACCAACCATGAAAAACAGGAAAGCCACCCGGTACTGCACGTCCATCGCGAACGCCTTGCCGCTGGCGATATCGGCAACGACAAAAAATGGAATGGTGGTGACCTCCATGAACAGGTCCGGCCGGTTGCGCCGTGCTGTCATGATGGCGAGGTTCAGCGCCGAGATAAGCTCGTTGTCGGCATAGCGATATGTCGGCACCCGGTCCTGCAACAGGACGCGCGCCTCGCTCACGTAGTCCGTCACGGTATCCAGCGCCATCCGGCCCTCCTGTGGCAAGGCAGGCGGTCGAGGCCGAAGCCCCGGCCGCCTACGTCACTGTGGGCACTAGCCGACGGTGATGACCGCCTGCGCGAGCGCAGTACCGTCTACGACCTTATGACCGAAGACTTGCAGGCCCCTCATGATGGTGCCGAAAGTCATCTCGGAGCGAAGCGTCTCCATCTTAGTCATCTGCGACGCGAACGTCAGCCCGTGGGCGTGGCCCGCGTACATCAGATACTCGCCCGCGACGAGCCCGGCGGCGACGCCAGACGGCAGCAGGTTCGACGTGTAGAGCGTGAAGCGGTCGACCATGCCGATGCGCCCGTTGCGCAGGATCGACTGGCTGTCACCGGTCAGATAAGCCTCGCGCAGCTCGCTCATCTTGATCAGCGTGGCAGCCCATGTCGGAAGCACGATCCAGCGGCCCGTCTCCGGGATGTTCTGCTCGTCCAGCGCCTGACCGAGTCGAAGGATCGCGTCGACGATTTCGACCTTGCCTGTCGTCGGCGAGCGCGCCACGACCGCGAGAGGCCCCGTCGAGGTTACACCGAGATTGATGGCGTGGGAGATCTTGCCTGCCGCAGAGCCGCGATTGTCGGTCGCAGCCGCCTGATCCTTCATGGCGAGAAGCACCGCCGTATCGATGGTGATCTTCATCTGTTCGGCGGCATCGTCGGACCACATCGAAAGAAGATTCAGGTCGCTCTGAACATCCATCACGTCGTCCAGAATCGTGTTGAAATACTTGCCCTTGTCGATCAAGAGATCGATCACGTTGCCGGACGGGCGTTGCAGTGCGAGCGCCATGTCGGCCTGATAATCGCTGATCGTAATCGTCGGCTTGGTGCGGATACGCACCTTGTCGCCCTGATTCTTGATCTCGCCTTCGTAGTCGGTGTTGCTGATCGCCGCGAGCACTGTCGAGGCGTAGAATTTCTCGATCAGTTTGCCTGACCAGATCTCGGGGATGTAGCCAGTCTGTCCGAGGGTATTGGCGACACCGCCTACCGGATATAGCGCAGCGCCTGCTGCGACTGGAAATGAGGTTGTATATGTCGACACCTGAGATGCCTCCTTGAGAAGGGGTTACCGAATACGCCCCTCCCGCTCCGCGTCGAAGATCATGGCTTCGAGCCGGGTTTTCTCTGCGTCTCGTCCCCGGTACTTGCCCGAAGCCGAATCGGCATAGAACTGCGAGATCTGGGCGCGTGAAATGATCGGCTTCTCAACAGGGGCCTGACCGGCCGCTGAAGTCTTGGCTCTGCCCGGTGCGGCGAAGGATTCGAGCGGGACTTTGCCGTCGATCTGCAGATCACCGGCTTGGTGCGGCTCGCCCCCTTGCGGGACGAAAGCAGCCTCTTGATCAAGGAAGCCTTTGAAGAAGGCGAGCACACGGGGAGTGTTGTTCTGCGCGTATGCCGTCTTCAGCAACTCATGTCTAATAGCACCGGAATACATATCCGGCAACGCCAACCACGCGTGAAACTCGGGCAGGAAGTTTATGTCGCGCCATTGCGGGATGCGCTGGTCGAGCGACGCTTCCATCAGGAAACGTTCGCGCGTGGTGTTCTGTTCGGCGGTGGTCGCAAGCTGCTTCTCCAGATTGGTGAGCTTCTGCCGCAGCGCGTTGACCTCAGGATTGAGTTCTTCCTTGGCGCGGCGCGCGACCACACCCAAGAACTCCTGACCGTATTCGCTGACTTCTTCCGGCGTAAGAAGGCTCTGGGGACGCAGCTCGGCAGGCGTCTCCTGCGCGGGACGCTGCATCGACGCAATCAGATTTTGCATCGATACGATCTGCTCGCTCATGCTGCGTATATCGTTTTCCTGACGTTTGTATCTTCCGATCAGTCCTTTGTACTGCCGCTCCCAATCCTCGTTGCCGCTTCCCTCTACCGGGGGAGATGCTTCCGGGGGCGGCGAGGTTACCTGCGGAGTAACCGGCGGGGGCACATCACCGGGGGGAGACTCGGGCGCACCGGGGGGATTTTGCGGGGGTTGCTCCTGCGGCTGCTCCTGCGGCTGACCGCTTTGCGCGCGGAACGCGGCATCGGCCTGCTCCGCCATTCTCCGTACCGCCGGGGGAATGAACGTATTGGGGTCGTCGACCAGTCGCGGCTTCGTGGACATTATTTTCTCCTGTCGCTTTTATCGATGCTCTCGGCAGTCTTGATGCAGGTGTCCAGCGACCGCAGCAGCGCCACCAGACCCTGCGCGCGGCCTTGGGCGACCTGAAGCATGTCGGACTGGGCTTGGATGCACTCGACGCATCTGGACTCGGTGTACTCGCCAAGCGCGTCGACGAACTTCCTCCATGGCTCTGGCGTGCCGCGCGCCAGCACGGCTGCCGCCATCACCAGATCCCTGTCGTTCAATACTTCACCTGTGCCATGTCCAATACCGAGGGCGCTTCCAAGGCCCCTTCACCTGATGGTGTGGTCTTGGCGTAATTGTTGAGCGAGCGTTGCCACTGCTCGCCACCGCTAAGGGTGTTCATGGCATGGCGGTTGGGGAGCATTTCCATTTTGCTGCCCTTGCCGGTCTGCTGAATGATGTTCTGTTTCATGCCGGATACACCGTCTGGGTGCCGCTTTGCGTACCCGTGGTATTGATCGACGCACCGCCCGGCGTGGCGGAGATCTGGAACGCGCCAGCTCCATAGCCGGGCGTGGCCACATAATAGGGCGTACCCGCAACGATGCCGGTCGGCAGCGCGCCGGTCGTGGTGAACTTGACCGCTTGGTTGATCGCAAAGCCGTGGGTCGCCAACGTGACAACGGCAGGAGTTGCAATCGTAATGGTCGCCGTCCGCGCGTTGACCTTGCCCTGCAGCAAGACCGTAAACTTCTCCCAGTCCTGACGGTCGAGCCGTATGCACCGCTCCGCCACGGGGACGCCCGCCGCCACCTGCAGCGCCATGATCTTCGAAGCAACGTCGCCGTCGTCGACCTTCAGATTGATCGGCGTGATGCTGGCTGCCGTCTGCGCCAGCGGGATAACCTTCTCAAAGTCGTTGGCATCGACCTTGGTATTGGCAGTGACCGGCATGGCGCTTCTCCTTTGCTAGCGCAAAATTACTTCCCGGTGACGCCGGAACGGCGCGGCGAAGCGTGTTGTTTGCCGAACATATGATGCGAGCCACCCTTACCGAACTTGCCGCCAGAGCCGCTTTGCGCCTTGCCGGTGCCCGCCTGAGACAGCGACTTGCGCGGCCCGGCACTTTGTTTACCGAACATCTTGGTGTTGCCGCCACTGTGGAAGCCGGGGGTGCTGCTCTTGATCACTTTGCTCTTCGCCATAATCTTTCTCCCGTGGGTTAAACTTTATCCTGCTCCGCCTTGGACCGTGTTGGTCCGTGGTCCCTGATCGTTGTTCATCGCTGGTCCCTGCTGCGCGCCCTGCGCCTGCGCCGCCTGCTGTTGTTGTATCGCAGCCGCTTGTTGCTTTTGCTTGAGATCGTCTTCGGACGGCACCACCTGCTGGCCTTCCATGCCGATGCCTTCTGACACCTTTCGAAGGACGACTGCGCGTCCCTCCGGACCCATGATGCCCATGTCGATGGGGTTGGCGGTGGCTTGCAGGAACTCGATCTGGCGCGACCTTTCAGTCTCGCGCTGGATCGCCACCGTCACGCCCTTGACGCGAATGCTCTCCTCGCCGGTCAGCATGCCCGACTGGTCGGTGAGCATGATCATGTCGAACAGATTCGATAGCAGCCCCTGCAGCACGTCACGGTCGATGTTGGCGGCAACCGTCTGCAGAATTTTCGAAGCGTTGCCCATCAGCATCGCTAGGCCGCTGGCGGTTCGTCCGGCTCCGCCCGACGCGCCGCCGGATAGATATTTCGGTATCGCGGATAGTTCGTCGGCCAGATCCGAAAATTTCTGGTAGGTCTGCAGCAGCTCGCCAGCGTTGGAATTAGGCTGGAAGAAGTCGATTGGCTTCTGGGCGCTTGAATTGTTGCCCATGGGGTCGGAGGTGACCCGCCAGCGCTTCCACGGGTAGAGATCTTCGCCGTCTTCGTCGGGGGATAACCTATCAGTGTTGACGACCACTTGTGGTCCTGACGAAATCGACAGGTTGTTAACCAGCGCACGGAGCGTCGCATTCGCCACTTCGCCTATGTCAGAGAGGATATCCGGCAACCCATTACCAACGGGAGTGCCCGGCACCTTCTCGAAAGACGTGATAAAATAGGGATGCCGCTTGCGGGGGCTCGGCGATAACTGGACCTTGATGACGTGGCGGCCGATCAGCCAGCATTGGATCATGTAGTCGCGCATCTCGTCGGGGACTTGCTTCTTGCTCATCCCATATTCGATTAACATCCGCCCTTGCACGTTGCCATGATACTCGATGCATGAGATCAATCCACTTCGGTTCATGTTGGGGTTTTCGCGATTCTCCTGATTGGCACGCTCCGCGTCTGTAGTGTCCCAGTCTTCGTTCAACCCCCCTCGGCCATACTCGTCGAGCACGGCACGAATCTCTTTCGCGTTGTAGCCCGGCAGATCCAGCAGATCGTTCAGATCAGCGCGCGAGACGCGCGAACGCTCGATGACGGCGGCGTCCTCGATGTCGGCGCATCCCGGCGTCCACCACACATCGAACGGCGAAGTCCGCATCCAGAACAATCTTGCTTTCTGGGTGATCAGCGCAGTGCCGTTCTTCCAGTCCACCACAGGCACGATCTTGACCACCGGCCCCTTGATGCAGGCAAAGGGGAACATGGGTATGTCGACCAGAAAAGCTGCGAGCGCTTCGTAGAATTTTCCCTCGGAAAGTATCTCGTCGATCTTGTCTTCGGCGACCTGCGCCTGTTTCGCCGCGCGCTTTTTGGCGGCCTGTCGCGCAGCATCCATCAGCGAGAAAGTACGATCTCTTATTGACGTGGCGTCTATCGGTGCGCCCGCTGCGGCTTGGGTCTGGGCTTCGACGCCGACCAGTTGCGAAATACTTGCAACGATCTCGGGCGGCACATCGGGATCGGCGGGCGGCTCCAGCCCCCACGGGCGTTCGTTGGAGAGATATACGTCCCGCAGAAGAGAAGAAGCGCCACGGCATTTCATGCTTATGAGGCGCGCGTAAACTTCACTTCCGCCAAACTGTTTGATCTCGGCGATCTTCGTAGCATCGTACTGGCCGTTGAAGACGCGCAAGCAACTAAGAAGGCGCTCGCTCCAACCAGCAGATGAATTATTGCGGTGTTGCTTGAATGCTTCGAACTCGGCACGGACAAATCCAGCCAGCGAGCTTGCGACCTCGGGATCTATCGGGACTTGTGCCTTGGCTTTTTCTTCGTCGGCGAGCTTAATGGCGGCATTGAGCTGTGCGGGCGGCACCACACGCATCACGCCACGCCCGCCAAAGCGCGGCGCGTTACCCGCAGGTGGTCCAATAGCTCCGATTGCCATGATAGAGTTCTAGAGCAGCGTCCTATGTGAGGGAAGATCAATGACGCAACTTCTTCTCGACCCCACCAACTCCGATATCTCCCTAGTCAAGCTAGCGCGAGAGATCGCGATGGACATTCAACCGCTCGAAACAATACTCAAACAATATGCAATAACAGAAGAAGCGTGGATCGAGCTGCAGCGAAGTACGCGCTTCAAGAGCCTGTTGGCGTCCGAAGTCGAGGCGTGGCAGACCGCCTTGAACACGCATGAGCGTGTCAAGATGAAATCGGCAGCGATGCTCGAAGAGTGGCTGCCGGATCTCTACACGCGCATGCACGACCATGAAGAAGCGATGCCAGCGGTGATCGAAGCCGGAAAAATGCTGGCGCGAATTGCTGGCTTGGGGATGCCGACGGATGTCGTTGGAAACATCGGCGAGCGTTTCGTGATCAATATTTCGATGGGTCCGCAGGCAGCGCCTATCGAGTTCACCAAAGACGTAACGCCCGTGCCGGTCGTGATTGATGGTGAGGTGAACAAGTGAAAGCGATCAACTATGTGGCTCCACCTACATGCGGACGATTCATGCAGAGCGCTTCTTTTGGAAGGCTACTGGCAGGCCCGGTTGGCTCGGGCAAGACAACGGCATGCATATTTGAATTATTGCGACGCGCTTGCGAGCAAGCACCTTCACATGACGGTGTGCGTTACACAAGATTTGCCATCGTGCGGCAAACCCTCAAGCAGCTCAAGGACACGGTGCTGAAGGACATACTTCAGTGGTTGGAAGGATTGGTGTCATATAAAGTCAGCGACAACACGATCTATATAAGCATTGGGGATGTGAGGTCGGAATGGGTGCTGATCCCCTTGGACTCTCCGGAGGACCAGCGGCGGCTGCTCTCGATGCAGTTGACGGGCACATGGATGAGCGAAGCCATCGAGATGCATGTGGATCTAGTGGATAGTTTGGCTGGACGGCTTGGGCGCTATCCGTCGGCACAGATGGGCGGCGCGACATGGTTTGGAATGATTGCCGACACCAATATGCCATCCGAGGGTACCGAGTGGCACAAGTTCATGGACACGGACACGCCGATTGACTGGCAGATTTTCATCCAACCCGGTGGCTTGGAGCCTGAAGCCGAGAATCTGGCGTGGCTGACGCAGACTGCAGAGACGATGAAGCTGCCGGTGTATGACCCGGTAAGGATAATGCAGGGGAGAAGTTATTATGAAAGACTCGCGCGCGGGCATGGATCGGATTGGGTACTTCGGTATGTTCACGCTAAATACGGTAACGACCCCAGCGGCACTGCAGTGTTTCGGGAGTCCTTCAATCGATCCTTTCATGTTCGCGAAGACGTACTCCCCGTATCGTCTCAGCCTGTCATCGTCGGGCAGGATTTTGGGCGAGATCCGTGCAGCGTCATCGGACAACTCGACCATAAGGGGCGTCTACTTGTTCTACAGGAAGTGATCGCGGAAGACATCGGGCTGGAGATGCATATCGAGAAAGCGTTACGCCCGGTGTTGATGAGCGAGAGGTATTTAGGCAAGCCGGTGGCGATGGTCGGCGACCCCTCGGGGATCAGCAAGAGTTCGATTTATGAAGAGACAACTTTTGACGTACTTAAAAGACTGGGAATGCACGCCTTCCCCGCGCCCACCAACGATATCGATCCACGTCTACGATCCGTCGAAGCGTTCCTACTTGGTCAGCGCGATGGCGGACCGGCATTCATTATTGACCGGGATCGATGCCCTGTCTTGGTTAGAGCATTGGGAGGAGGTTACCGTTACGCCAAAACCCGCAACGGAATGAGAAAGTTATTACCCGACAAGAACGAGTATTCGCACGTCATGGACGCGCTCCAATATTTATGTCTGGCAGCCCATGGAGGGATGAGTGGTATGATGGCGCAAAGACTCATTAAGCGCCCTCGGTCCGTGCGGCCGAAGATGCGCGCGGGTGCGTGGACCTGAGGAGTAGCGACATGAATTGGGATTGGGAAGAGACGATCAAATACATCATGAGCGTGACCGGCAAGACCCGGCGGCAGGCGGAAGCGGAGCTGCGGGACAAGCTGGCGAGCGGCGAGCTACACGCCACCGGCATCAACCCCAAGACCGGGGTGCGGGAGCAAGTGCCAATCGGGGCGTTCCCCAGAATACATTAGGCGCTTGGACGTGACGCCGGGATACCCTAAGCAGGTTCTGGTAGTAGCGGGTCTGGTGCGGTGGTGCCAGCGACTTCTACTTCGATGTGCAGCACATGCCCGTCGCGGGCCAATGCAGAGATCGACAAAGCCAGCAACTGATCCGCATCCGCCATCCCCGCCACCATCCCCAGCACCTCCTCCAGACTCGTCGCCGCCATGAACGACACATGGTCGGTCGTGCTCCGGGTGTTCCGGCGCGGGAAGTGTAATATGTTGTCCATGGGCGTTACCCCTGCAGGTAACTTTCCATATCGAGCTGCTGGGGGTGTTGAGAATTAGTATCGGGTTTGTTCTCGCGTTTGCGCGGCACGCTCGGGGCTTGTTTCTGGCGATTAGATTCATCCTGCATCCACTTGGCGAAGTCAGCCATGAGGTAAAAAACTTTCTTGCCCAGTTTGATGCTGGGCGGACCTCTGCGCTTCCAGCGCCACGTTGTGAGCGTCTTGGTGGATACCTGAAGCACGTTTGAGATCTCGTCGGCAGTGAGAAGCCCGACTTCTTCGCAGATGCTCACTTGAGAGTTTGTCATTGTTGTTTCCCCTGCAGGCTAGTGGCTGGTGATGATGTGGTGGGTGTTGTGGACGATACGGCTAGATGTTGATGGTGAATAGATGTCCCTTGGGGCATGCGGCGTTTTTGTAATTAGAACAAATAGGGAACATGGGTTTTTAGCAATCTATATTTTTAAGGTACCCAATCAAAGCCCGGCCGGTGGGGCCACCCCCCTGTCCAGTCCATCCCCCGGTAGGCCACCCCCCTCCCCCCGTTGATAGGTTGTACCACGGAAAGTTACCCGCCAAGGTAACCCCCGGTGATGTACAGAGTGAGGCCCTAGAGCAAAGCCTCTGCCCCAATTGGGAGTTGCCCGTATCGCCAGCCCTCGTCTGTCTGGGATACGTTTCGCTACGCCGCACCCCCGTAACGCAGGGGCAGGCTGGGCTGGGAAACGCCAGCAACGGGACCATCATGTCACCCCTCTAAGTCGAGGCGCGCGGAAAGCGCTAGCTAGGTGATGTGCAGACTGGTTTCCCGCCACACGGTCCCCGCGAGGGGTTTGTGCCGCTAGGCTAGATGCTGAACGGGTGACGTGTGGAAGAACCCCTTTGAACGGTTGAACCGCGTAGCGTTAACTGCGCGGTTCGACTGTTCTTCAGGTTACTTCACGGAGTAACCCGATGAACAGTCGGAGAGCACAACATGGCACTACCATCTAAAGGAATGGATCTAGCTACTCTCAATGCGATCCACGAATGGATGAAACAAGGCAACAGCGTCAAGCATCCCGCACCTAACTGCAAGAACCTCAAGAACGATACATGGCAGGGATCGAAGATCACCTGCGGCTTCCAGATCAAGTCACTCAGCGACGACGCTGGCGCGAAGGCATGGAGGTAACATGGCTAAGTCAGGCAACACTTGGTGCAAGAAACTTATGACCAAGGGTAAGGCGTATGCTTTGAAGCAGGCGCTTGGTAACGAGAACAACATCATGGGCTATTGCTCGAAGGCGCGCACTCAAACCGCGCGCCCCCTCGACCGGCAGACCATCGAAGATAAACCCACGCCCAAAGGACCAAGCTATCCCAAGGACGGCAAGCTGTTACTTCCGCGAGTAGAAGGCTGGAAGCCCAAGCCCTTTGGGCGGCGCGGGCGATAAACGGCACGCAAGAGAACGCGGGAGGTACTACGGCACCGAAAAAGCGTGTTATATTAGGTAACTAATAAATTACCTAGTAGTTACAATACTATATATAATATAATATATATATATATAAGACTTACGAGGATAGCTCTGTAACGGAGGTTACCTATAAGTCACATTGGCCCCGTAGACCCCTTCTCTCAAGGTGGGCCTCTCTCTCAAAGTTATATATCTATATATATTATATTAGCTAACCCATTGACGCCAGTAGACCTACACCGCTTCGTAATATAACATGCGCACTCACCGCCGCGCCCACCTGTTATATTACGCCTGTATTCCCGTACCCTCTTTATGCTCTGCTTGGGCGTATGCCGCAGAGCATAAAGTCAAAAAATCTAGAAGTCAAGCCCCCCTCCCAACACTCACACCGAAAGGTATCATGATGACATACAAACGCGTCGGCGGCTTGCGGTTCGTCCGCATTGGCCGCTTCGGCTTCTCGTTCTTCTGGTCCCGGAAAAAGCTGCTTTAAGCTCTGCGCTGCTGGCTTGAGCTTAAAGACGAAAAATCTGGAAGTCAACCCCCACCCAATTACCCCTGAGGTAACCCGACCATGATTGAACTGATCTCTATTGTTGCCGGATTCGTCACCGGCTTTGCCGTGTTCGGCATCTCGTATGCCCTCGTCGACGCGTTCACCCCCGATTACCCACAGGAGTAACCATGCCACGCTATGGCGACATCGTTGAAGACCGTTCACTATCGTCGGGCACCGGCCACATCGCTTACCTCAGGGGTAACGAAGTGTACGTGCGGTACACCGATGGCTCGGAAGAGGTAGTCTCTGCCGAGTTGCTTGTGCATTACGACGAGCGACACTGGATTATCTAAGAGATGGCTGTGAGCCCTATGCACTGGGCCACAGAGCTGGCGGCCGGATAAGTTCACGAGACCCCGGCGCGGCCAGCGCACTCACCCCCGCCCACAACCCATAAGGAGACCACACCACATGAGCACACTGGCACACGACACACAGAACGACACCCGCCAAGCCGAGTTTCACGCCTTCGTTCGTGAGAAGGGCCGCGCGGCTGCCGATGGCAAGGAAGCTCTACCCGGCCTCGCCATTGGCTTCGTCCGTGCCGTCTATGACGGCATCGAAGATCCCGCCAAGGACAAGAACGGCGAGGACGCTGCGACACGCATGTTCAAGATGTACGCAGCCAGCGAGGGCAAGAAGGCGTTCCACGACAGATCCCATGCATCGCAGAAGGTGCAGATATCCAAGTTCAAGCAGCTACAGAACGCCGCCAGCAATCCCAAGTTCGACTTCGTGGACGTGCTGAACCGTGCGGTCGTCATCCGGCAGAAGGCCATCGACGACGAAATCGAAGTCAAGTCGCCCTTCCCGGCCTATGTGGACGTGGCCCGCGAGCAGCTCAAGCTCGACGACGAGATGGACGACGCCATGATATTTGCAACAGTCACCAAGAGCGAATCTACCCGCGAGGTAACTCTGGAAGGGCAACTGAAGAAGGCTGCCAAGATCCTCGACGACCTCATTACCGGCGAGAAGCATCCGGGCGTGCAGGACAACTCGCAGGAAGTAATGGTGGCTGCCGAGCAACTGAACGCAAGGCTCAACGCCATGATGATAACCAAGCAACAGCAAGAGGCTATCGAGAAGCTGGTTGCCGTTGGCTACGTCAAGAACGAGGATGGCTCGTGGTCGATGCCGAGCTAACCTCGTGAAGTAACTGCTGCACGTCTAGCTAGCGTGTAGAGCGGCTGGTGCTACGTGGATCTACGAGCACGCGAGCCGCGCACTCACCCGCACGCACACCTATAAAAGAGCCACCACATGAAACAGCCATCGCTGTCGACGCTCGCGCTAGCTACCAGCGCGCTGGCGGTGCTTGTGTTTGCGTCAAGCTCGCGCCCGCCCATCAAAGCCGACGCCACGCCGGTTACCCGGCAAGTAACTCTACCGCCGCCATTCGAGATCCCGGTGGATCTACTGATCGACGACGCTACCAAAAGCTGGGCGCTCAAGCGCGCCTACCAGCTCAACAATAACTCGATGGTTGGGCTGACCATCGACCTGACCACCGAGAAGCCGTTCACCCGCGTGGTGCCGCTGGAGCGCATCATGGCCCCGCCCGCACCGATCACCCAAAGCGACATATCGACACCATTGCCGGTTACTTCAAAGAGTATCCAGCAGGATATCTGTCGCGGCAAGGGCAAGCGATACACACATAATGGATCATCATGGAGATGCAGGAAATGACCAACAAAGAGATCGACGACACTATCAATAAGCAACTGGCCAAAGATGGAGTTGGGGAGTTCAGCGTCGTGCAGTTCTTTGCTGACGGGCATTACGAGTACGTCGCACGCTATGTCCCCGTCGAGGACGCGCTCAGTGCTGCCGCCCACTACACCATGAATGTCTCTGCCTATGCGGGACTTACCTCGAAGGTAATCATCACCGATGGCGGCGATGACACCGTGTTCGAGTGGCGCTTCGGCGAGGGCGTGGTGTTCCCCGATAACGTGGTCGAGCCACAGCGAAGGAATTATTCCAAATGAACGAGCAAACCGTTCTGATCGTTGGCGACGATATCGATAGCGCCATTGTCATTGGTCCGTTCTCGTCTGCCGAGAACGCTATTCGTTATGCGGAGATCGATTGCCGCAATGAAGAATGGGCCATCGCTTCGCTCTACCCGCCCCGGCAAATGGAGGACGACAAGTGAACAGGGAAGAAGAACGGCTCGTCAACGATATGTCTAAGCTGCTCCGAGGCCGCTTGCGTACCCTCCTAAGCGACACCTGCATCACGATGGATCATGCCGAGATGGACCACGAAATCATTCTCAAGATAGTCATGGCGGCATTGTTGCATGAGCTGGTCCGCACCAATGTCGTGCTCGAAGTAACCGAGAAGGGCTTCATGGATATCTGCCGCACCGGCTACGAGGTCATGGCACCCGACATGGTTAAGTATTACACCACCAAGACGCGGGAGATGGAAGAAGACGAGTAGCGCACTCATCCCGCTTCGCTACGCTACGCCGGACGCAGCCCCGCCCCATAACCCCAAGAGGTAACTAACATGGCAGACAAAGAAGCGCGTGAGCTGGTGCGTAAGCTATCCAAGATCGTGCTGGAACTGGTCGGCGATCTGGAGGATGCCGCCGACGTGTCCAACGAGAATAAATACCACGACGAGATGGCGGTCTACGACCAAGCCATCGCGTGGCTCAAGCGTAACCCGGAGAAGTAACATGAGCGCACCTGCCGACGAGGCTTTTTTCCCCGCTAATCTAAGGGCGGAACAGGTCCAACGACTAACGGCTCGCATCGAGGCGCTGGAGGCGGCGATGCGACAGAGTGTAGATGATTGGCGCAAGCGCGGCAGGCGCATCGAGGCGCTGGAGGTGGCGCTGCAATCAACAGCTACAGCCATTGAGGCACTAGCCTTTGAAATGCCACCGCCCAACCCATACACACCGCAATTTGTGATGATTGCGAACAGCGCCCGCGCCGCCCTCACACCGGAGCAGGACAAATGAACCAAACCGAACGCTTGATGACCGACCTGTCGGACCACATCGCAGCTACGCTAGAGCAGCCATCCGACATGCGCGCATGGGAGCAGTTATTGATTTATTGCCCGAGCGGCATCTTGCTTGAACGCGCCGCCAAGCACGCGCCCCCACCGGAGCAGGACAAATGAGATCGACGCCAGAAATGCGCGCCCGCATCCGCGAGTTGATGACCGATCCGCAGGATGACTACGACCGCGCCGTCGAATGTGTCCTTAATGATTTCGAGGCGCTGGAGGCGGCGCTGCGGGACATCCTTGGCGCGCGTGATCTCTACGAAACGGAATGCATCGCCAGCGCCGCCCTCGCACCGGAGCAAGACAAATGACGCCTATTTCTCCTGAGTACACCAGAGGTGACTTAATCGCCATGATCCATCAACGCGACGCTTTGGTATCAGGCCTGAAAGAAGTCTGCACGACGAGGGCCGCCCGCATCGAGG